AAGAAGCTATTTCAGTTATATCAGAAAGTTCTTGTTTCTTTTTGTTATAAGGTCTATCTAAATCTTCTTGTCTTCTTCTTTCTATCTTACTAATAGCATCAAAAAGAGAAGGATACTTTCCTATTACACTTCCTGCAACTGTTGGTTCCTTTGGACTTTCAATAAAGAACTTGGCTAATCTAACAAGCTCTTTAAATTCATCAGTTGTTATTTTTTGTTTCTCTGATTCTATATCTGATTCTGTGGCACCACCTGCTTCTATTGATGGAGTTTCAGCAATACCATACTTGCTATTAATTTCCTTTATCTTCTCATCTCTTGCTGCCTCTAGTTTTGCTTTTTCTTCCTCAAAGTTTTCCTCAGGAAGTGCTGCTACTGCTTCGTTATATTCTTGTTCAGCTTCCTCAATTTCACCCAAAGCCATCTCTAGAAGTTGGTCTTCTGTAAATGTAGTACCCTCAGGAGTAACCTCTGTCTTTTTATTTAAACCCTCCTGTCTGGCTTTTTCTAAGTAGAAATTAATATAGTCTCTCTTATTTGTTAAATCAGGTGAGTAACCATCCTTATCAAGCTTTTCATTTATAATTGATAGTAAATGTATAGCAAGTTCTTCTACTGTTGGAAAATCTTCTGTTACTCCCAAATCTTTTTTAATTTGCATTGAGATATATGCACCAAATGCAGCAAGACCGTGCTTATTATAGAAGTTTTCCCACTTCTCAAGTTCGGATACTGTTTTCTCTTCTTCCTCTTTCTTTTCCTCTTCCTCTTTGGCAGGTAATGCCTTTATAGCCTCCTTCTTCTCCTCAGTAGACATTTCACTAATCTTCTCTTCTGTATACTTTGCGTCTCTGAGTTTATCGTTTAGCTCATTCTCTTTCTCTAAGATTTTAGAGGACTCATCAACCAATTCATTAAATCTAGCTATAGCTGTTTTTGGGTCTTTTAGTTTACCTACATATGATTCCAAGTCAGCAATAGCATCCTTTAACTGGAGATTCTCAAGAGCTATATCAAGATAATCAGGAAATCCTTCAAGTGCGTTTTCCAATGCTGTATTATCTATTTCACCTTGTACAGCAAATCCTCCATCTACTTTCTCATGCTCAGGTAGGGTACCATCTAGTTCCTCAATTTCTTTATTTAATTGCTCTATCTTATCTTTAAGAAACTTATCACGCTGTGCAAATTTACTATCCTCTGCAACTAAGTTATCACTCGTTTTAACAAGAGCATTTCTTAACATTACCTTTTCATTGTATGAAGCAATGAAAGGATTTTGATTAGCACCCTTTTCTCTAAATGGAGAAAACTCACTTAATATAGCATCTAGTTGTCTTTGTGCATCAGAGTATGATTTAATCTTTGCATTAAATGTATAGATATAACTTTTTATAGCTCTTTCTTTTGCTAAGAAGTCATCTACCGATTCTTTTGTATTATTCTCAAAACGGATGCTTTCTATTTTTTCATAGTCCTTTATTAAGTCCTTTGCAATGTTTGCCCATCTCTGTGGGTCTTCTGCAAGTTCTCCAGTTACTCCATATAGTGCTAATTCCTCAGGTGTCTTATTTCCCCACTTTTCTATTCTTGAGACTAAATCATTACCTGTTCCGTTTAGAATATGACCCTTTAAATAATCTGCAAACAATTCATATTGTAAAACAGCTCTTTTATTGGGGTCAGTTATATCATCTATTGTAATAGCTCTTTTCTTAAATAATTCAATCTTCTGTAGCTTTTCAGATAACTCTGCTACTTTTGCTGCAGCTTTTTCCTTATCTATATTTCCTTGGTCATCAAATATACCCTCTCCTATAGATGTACTTAAGAATGCATCTCTTGCATTCATTACATCAGCAACCAATCTCTGATTAGCTCTGATTTGATTCTTTCTCTCACCACCCTTACCAATAAATGGTATTGCATCTCTTACAGCTTGCCAATTTGATTTCTTATTAGCAGCCTCATAGTTTCCATCCTTATTTCTCTTAACATCTGTTTCTTCAGGTGCTTTACTTGGCTCATTAGATGGAGTGAACTTACTGAAAGAAGTCGAACCTAATATACCTATCATGGCACCTGCCATTATAGATTCTGCTGCTTCTCTATCACCCTTTCCCCACCAAGAAGCATCAGCTGTTTGCTTCACTAATTGTTTACCAAATGCAGATAGGCTTCCTACAAAACCAGTTGCTCTATCTATCATCTCGGTCTTACCATACTTGGTATCATCTCCCATTCTTACATATTCTCCAACGGCTGCTCTCTGTGCTGCTAACTGGGCATTTTCTTCCCAGTAGGCTTCCATAAGAACTGCCTTAGTCCACATCTTACCGTAATATGGTAGTCTTCTATTCTGCTTAGCTACTTCTTTTATTAGACCTGCTTCGTCAGCATAACCTGCAACACCTCTCCTGTTTTTAGCAAGTTTCTGGAAGAATTTGTTTTCCCATGCATTTGATGCAGTAAGAATTCCCATATTCAACCAAAACTGAGAAGGTGCAAACTGTGAAGCTATTTTCTTAGCCTCTTCTTCACTATATCCCTTCTTCATTAAATCCTGCACATTCTTCTTGAAACCTTCATTTGTTTCAATCAGAGATTCCATTGTTGTATTAAATACGTGTGCAGTTATACCTCCTACATTCCTAGAACCTGTAAGTGTTTCAACTACAGTGCCAGCCACTTTTGATGCTCTTGATGCTGTAGCTGTTTCACCGATTCCTGCAGCCCAAAATTTAGAAGCTTTTCCAACTCTTGCTAATTGTGTCAGCTTACCAAAAGCTGTAGCAGGAACAGCAAACTGAAGGAGAAATCCAATACCATCAGCACCCTCATTCATCCAGAAGTAGGGGTCACCTAGTTTAGCAAATGCTCCTTTTCCGTCATACGTAATTGATTTATAGGTAGGAAGAATCCACTGTTTTGTGTAGTCATCTACGTTCTCCATAGCCCTAACGATTACGTTCTCGCTCATATCTGCAAAGAACTCATTCTTAGGACCTCCAAATAATTCTACTCCCTCTTCTCCTAGATTCTTTACAAACTGAGGGAGTATTGCAACCATAGAGACTAATCCTGTTGCTGTTTTCACCAATACTCTACCAGCAAATGTTCCAACTCCTCTCCACAACTTTCCAAAAGTGCTAAAGTTTTCCCATACATTCTTATGTATCCAATCCTCATTTTCTGCCAAACTTATATCTGGGTCAAATCCATATCTTGTATATACACTTTCTCTAAACCACTTGTCCTCTGTATATTTATCTTGTCCCTCTTGGTATCTTACCATACGTGGCATACCATATCCATGGGTATATGCCTTATTGGTTGCTAGCTTTTGGTCAAGATAGTCATTTGCTAGTTTATTTAATTTTGGGTCAGAAGATGTAAGATATTCCTGTATTTTTGGAAGATTTTTAGATGTAATTAGGTCATCTGTTCTCAAATCCTTTGGAACAATAGGTTGTATAGGTGCCAACTCTAATGCTGGAACATTAAAATCAGAGAAGAGTGCTTCTCTTCTCTCCATTGTATCTAGTCTTGCTGCAAGTATATTCTCATCAAATATACCAACCGCTCCTTCCGATAGAGTATTTGTTAGAATTGGTTCTTCCATTTATCTCAAATTGAATAGATTTTGTGATTGAGGTTGTCCATAAAAGTCTCCTAATCTTAGGATTAGTTCCTCTGGGTCAGAGTGAGAACGATTATTTGGTGTCCATCCTCCTTCTTTATTTTCATATGATGGAATAAGAGATACTTTTCCGTTTGCCAGCTGTGCGTGTACCTTAATCTTTAGTCCGTTCGGAGCTGTAAGTACTACATTTCTTATAGAGTAAGGATTTCCTGTACCATCTTTTAAATCTTCAGATGATGCGTAATTTCCTTTTAATAATCCCTCCATATGAGTTTGGAAGTTTCTTAGCTTCTCTATGTCTTTTTGTTGTTGCTGGGTTGGCATATTCGGTAGTGCAGGAATAACACCGGGTGCTCTAGGGGTAAGTCTTATTGCATACTCACCACTACCTATCCTCTGTATACCAACATCTACACTTCCGCTTCTACCTTGGGCTCTTTTTACCAAACTTTCTATTACTGATTTGCTGTTAATATCTCTTCCTTCTGAATCAGTTGGATTTACATAAATACTAGTTGCATTTTTATCCATACCAAATACCCTATACCCGTCTTTTCCTCCGGGAGCATCACCTAATCCTGTTACGGAAGCTATATAGTTTCTCAGAGTTATATTCTTTTCGATATTAAAGTTAGGTGTATAAAACTTATTTGCCTCATACCATTTCTTTGAGTACGCTTCATTTAGTGATTTTCTATTATCAGAAACATAATCTTGGTACTTTCTAAATAAATCATATATTTTTCTTTTATCACCGGATAATAGCACATTAGATGAAATGTTATATTTTTTACCATTTGGTGCAACAAAGGTGAATGTGTGATACCATACCTTTTGGTTATCTCTTTTAGTTTCTTTTCCTCCAAATGCAGTAGAAGCCGTAGTTGCCTTATATTCTTTCATTCCATCTGCTATATCTGCTCCTGAAACTACAGTCCCATCTGCTAAAGTAATTTTTTCATTAGAAAGCTTTTGATAAGCTTCTTTATTTGAAAGTTTTATTTTCTCTTCTACGCCCTTTCTAAATAAGACCTTTTCTTCGTAAGCCTCTTTTGACTTATTATATACATCCAAAAGTTGATTAAATTCTGGATTATCTTTTGCTACACTATTTGCATAGTTAAGAATCTGAGTATGTGTAACAGGTTTAGTTGGGTCTATTTTTTGAGCTATATATTCCCTAATAGTTTCATAAGCCTTAGAGTATTCATTCCATGCTAATCCTTCTTCCTCCATTTGCATTTCTGGAGTAAATGTAACATTGTCTTCTCCCGGAGCAACTCTTGGGTTTAAAGGAAGAGGTGTAATTCCAGCATTTCCCTTTGCTACCTCTAACTCATAGTCAAGTTTTGCCTTAAGCATAATTCTATTCGTCTCAAGGTTATCCTGAATATACATTAGACGCTCTCTTTCGTGAGCATTAAATTGGGCAATTCCTGCAGCATTTGGAATTAACTTACGTGTAACATTATCATTCTTATAGGTTTCTCCTACATTCTTGAGAAATCTATTCATGTATATACTACCTGCTAACGATTGGAAGTTGCTCTTTGCATACTCTAATCCATTATCAGAAGTCATATTCTTAAACTCAATTTCTGCCTCATTATAATCAGAAGCAGCCGCATCAAGGACTTTTTTAAGATTTGCTATATTTTTCTTATCTTCGTCTGTCTTTACAGCCTTATCTTCAATTCCTTTTATGGTTGCTTCTATGGCTTCCTTTCTTTCCTTATATGGTCCCACCTTCATGTTATAGTGGTCGTTGGCCAAATCTGTATATGGATTACTGCTAGACTTATAATAGGCCCAACCATCTATGGATAACTGTTGTTTTGCCATAGGAGACATTCCCATCATAAAACAGTTAGTCATCTCACTAGATGTTGCTCCCTCTTTAGAGGATACATCAAAGTATAAATAATTCCCATCAGCAACATCTTGCTTAAACTCAGAAGAACCCTTACAGTTATTTATAATTTTTGTAAATTCCCTAGTCATATCGTACTGGGGAATATACTTTTTATTTGCTAACTTTCCATAAAGTCCTTTTAGGACATTTTCATCTCTAGCTGTCTTTTCATTAAATTCTTCAAATCCATCTAGGGCATATGCTAGATTCTTTTGAGAAAATCCCTCTCCCTCTATTCCATTAGGAGTAAGCTTCTTTGTTCTATATGAATCTGCTTCAGAAAAGATTTGTTTCTTTACTCTTGTAAGCTGGTCATCATACAGAATTGCCTTATCCTTAAATAATGGAGACATTATAGACATTCCTTTTCTTTGGACAGATGGGTCTGCCAAATCCATGGTAGAAAGCTTTATCATTTCCTTTTCAGCATCCTTCATGAACTGGTCTCTGATTTTTCTGTTCTCTTCTAAAGTTAAATCAAGGTTGAGACCTTTATCATAGTAGCTTTTTACACGGGCTGCACCAGCATCCCAGAATTGGTTCTGAGCACTGATGGCCTTAAATATATCATTTACAGGCAACTCATAAGGTCTAAAGTTGCTAACTGCTTGATAATCATTACCTGAATATGGTGAAGTTGCTGGCATTCTTTTACAAATTTATATAATTAATTGATTCTTAGCAAATTAATTTTTGAAGTTATTTATAGGGATTCTTTATTTTACCACCCTTCTTAGATGGTAAATTCATTCCAGCAAATGGATTAGATGTGTTTCCAGATGGAGTAAACCCTTTTGCTGTGAGAATTTTTAGGAAGTTTAATCTCTGGTCTGTATCCATTTTATCCCAATCTTTTGTTATTTCTCCAACAAAATTTTCTAAATAATCACCTTTTCCTGAATTCTGTACATCAAGAATACTCTTATTTGTACGAGTAAATCTACCAGTTTTCCAAGCAAAGTTGTAGGCTGGGTTATTCTGTGTAAGAAGGTTATATGCTAACTTTTGGTTAGTTTCTACATCTCTCATCACATTGTTCATAGCTTGGTTAGCTGTATATGTTCTCATGTTCTCAAAATTCTTCCTTCCCTCTACTGCCTGAGTATAGTATTGCTGGTCATTACCCATATTAACCAAGCTTTCGTTATTCTTAACCTGATTATTATATTGACGAGTTTGATTAAGAATTTGAGCATTCTGGTTATCATACTGACTTCTAACTGAGCCAATTTGTCCAAGAAGTTGTCCAAAACTTCCAGCAGCCTGAGCATTTCTAAGAATAGGAGAAAGTGTAGATAAGGATGCTAGTTGTTGATTTGTCATACCCTTCATATCTCCAATAGCCTGTTCTGGGTTTACCAAAGCAGGGTCCACATAGGTAGCATTATAACGGGAACGGAATGGCATATATCGTTGAACACCAGCGTATTGTCCCCAGTTATAAGCTTGGGACAATTTCTGCCAAGGCGTAAATTGCCAATCTGCTCTCTTTACTCCCTGAGGTGTATACTCTTGCTTTTCAACGGTTGGTCCAGAGACTTCTTGTTTGACTTCTTGTTCAAGCTCACCTCTCATGTTATCTGGAATTCTAAAATGAGGACCTGTTTTATCATTATACCAACCAGTTGGAAAAGTACCTGCTGCATCCTGCATATACCCATAATCTACAGTATCTGGAGACTTTCTATATTTTGTATCCCATATAGTTTTATAATACGGACTTATTCTTTTGTCTGCAACTAATTGGTCTCCAGACATTTGTGACAGACTACCTTCAGATAACATCTTTAAATATTGCTCATCTGATAAATTAGATTTCTGAACAACTTTTGGAGCAGGAATTGCTTTTACCTCACCAGTTGTTGTTTTTTGGTAGATTTTTGCACCATCTCTTTCTCCAATAAGTGTCCATCCTTCTGCATTATCTAGCTTCTTTTTCTTTGCAGTATTAAAAATATCATCTGTGATAGTTACTCCTTTCTGAGCCTTATATGGATTTTTTGTTATACCTCCAGCTTTCATATATTGTTTATTTTCATCCATTTGGTCTTCTAATTCTTCATTTTCCATAGGAGCTGTTCCAATAGAGAAATCTGGTAAACCTTGAGGGAAACCTTTCTTATTTTCCTGCAAATAAGCAATGTTTCCTAACATTTTTATATATTTTTCCAACATTCTTGCAGATGACTTTTTAGCTAAATCATCCTTATAAGGGTTATCTATATTCTGTATAAGGGTATTATAGTGCTTAATGTCTATATTCTTCTTAAGCGTTTTTGCAGGGGTACCTCCTTCTTTTAATTCGAAGTCTTCAGCTTCATCCTCATCTATCTCCAACTCTTTATAGTCAGAGAATACAAATGAATCTGGCTTAAGTAGTACATCCATACCACCCTGTGCGTGTCTTTTTCCCTTTGCTTTAAAGAGAGCAGATAGGTCAGGCTGTAAAACAACCTCACCTCCCTCTATCTCTACGTTAGAACGATAGGGGTTCTTCTTTATAGTTGTATTCACTTTAGGGTCCTTCTCTATAGAAGGATGCTGCTCTGATGTAGGTTTGCTATCATCAGTAAAGTGATATTCATTTTTGTAGGTTCTGTTATCTGCTACTCCCATTTTATTTAGTTTTTTGTCCGTAATCTCCTAAGAAGATTCTGGAATTTTTATATTTTCTTAACATTTCAGGAATTGTCATTGTTTTAACTCCAGTGCTTCCTGCAGAATGTGTATATAACAACTCTCCTGTTTCAGGTTTTCTAACTATTACTCCAACGTGGTCCATACCATATTTTCTTTTATTTCCCTCTTTCTTCTCAAATGAAGCAATTCCTGTATCAAATCCTATAACTGTTCCTTCTTTGAAATCATAGGGGTTTCCAGTAAATTGACGGAAGTTTGGAGCATTCTTTACTATTTCTTCAGATGATGTACGAGGTAAGCCAACTACTCTACAAACATATCCAGAACAATCTATTCCATCATTACCAGTTCCTGCAAATTTATATGGAGTTCCTTCATACTGCTTTGCCGTACCATATAAGTCAGTATTTGTTGCTACAAATGGTTTAGAGGATTGTACAATAGGTGTCGTATTTGTAAAACGTGGTGAATTTAAATCAAGATTTCCGTCCTCCATTGCAAGACCCATTGCTAAATTATATTGAGCTTCTTCCTCCATCATTTTCCTCTGTCTTCCAATTTCTCTTAACTGAGCAGCCTGTCTCATTTCATTTTCCTCAACAGCTAACTCTCTTTCCTGAAGCAATCTTAATTCTTCTTTCTGTTGTTTCCTTTCATCATCACCATCAAACAGAAAACCAAATACTTGTTCTGGTGTTATCCCTCCTTCTTGATAGGGATTTCCTCCCTTTTTAAGAGACCATCTTCTTATAGGAGTTGGGATAGACTCTCCCTTTTCAACATATGGATGCCTTACATTTTTTTCCCACTCATCTGCCTCTTGCCAAGTCTTAAATGGACCTCCAAGATGGTCACCAGTACGAAGAAACTCCAAATAGGGATTATCAAGAGGTCTTCCATATTTCATTGATGGTATTAAATAAGCAGGTTCTCCATTTTCTCCCCCAATAGATGTAGCTAATTCTGAGGAATTTGATAAATATGGACCAATTCCTTTAGGCAACTTTTTATCATTTGGTTCTAGAAAGTGCAATCCACCTACTTGCATTGGCACTTCTCTAACAATGTCTCCCTCAAACTTATATGGATTCTTTCTCCCTGCCTTCATTTTCTTCTTGTTTCCCTTATTATCTATACCTATTAAATCCATATAAGTATTGGACATATCAATTAACCCGTTTGGAGTATGTATATCCAGATAGGGGTTATGCTTATAGGGGCTTTTGTCCGAATAGCCAAGCATAGAAATAAAATCCATCATAACTTTAATAAATATTGTTTTTATTTTCCTCTAAAATTAGTATGTCCTTTAGACATTGCTCCAAAATAACGTCTTTGTTTATCAGTTAGTGGTTTACCATGAATTTCTTTGTCATGTAATATCTGACGAGCCTTATTTGGTGTTAAACCTCCTGCTTTTCTATTCCATTTGCTTGCATTTCTTGCAAAGTTAGCTCTTTTTACCTGAGTTGGAGAATATTCCTCTTTATTAGATAATACATGTTCTGCAAATTCCTGTACACCCATTCCATGTTCTTTAGCAGAGGCAGTAAATTTACCCTTATTCTCTGGATTAATATGAATTCCGCCCTTCTTCATATTTCTGTATTTGGATGTACCAAGTCTTCCGAGCTGAAGAAGTTGTGGTAAGATTTTTCTTGTTATTATCATTCTATCAATCTCATATCCTCCCTTCTTCATTTCTCCTCCTTCTTCTTTTTGAAATGAACGAATTAAATCTTTATCTTTTGGTATTCTAGAATCTATATATACTGCGGTATCTCCTTTTGGGAATTCCTTAGTTAAACAATCAATAGCCTCACCTTGCATATTTGTACATCCATAGCTCATAAACCTGCTTTGAGGTGACATAGTATATGCTGCATTTCTTCTTTTGAACTCTTGTGGGTCTGGATGTCCCTTTAATCCAGCCTTTGGGTCACTTCCATATGTTATGTGCATTGCCACAGTTGTTTTTTGAGCGCTTTCTCCATATGCAGGAATTCCTTGTAAATTATATCCCGGCCACCCATAAATATTTGGATTAGGATTCATTAAATATGACCCAGTTGGAGTTGACCTATCTTCTGGATGATTCTCTAGATAGGCCACGCTAAATGGATTACTATTGGAGTCTGTTTTTGAATTTTTTCCAGCCTGACCAGTTAGCACAGGAAATGACTTCACAATCTTATTTCCTTTTATTACATACTCTGTATTTGTTCCTTTATCTACAACTACTCCAGATTCTAGTGTACCTCTTCTATCTCCGCTAATTGTAGCAACAGCTGCACCTATTGCATTTGCAAATGCTGTTGATTTAGGAGTATCTTTTTTAACTTGTTCTACTTTCTTTGCAGGAGGTGGAGCTACTTGTTTTCTAGGAGCTTGTTCATTTTTTGTAGGTGCTTTTGCTATAGCTCCAACAAATGGAGAGTCCTTTACAGGATTTTCCAGCATCTTTATCATAGCAATATTCTGTTCAGCAGTACCAGAATATTTACCATCAAAGTACTTATCAAACATCTTCTTTCTAGCATCAAAAGATGCATCTTGTCCTCTTTCTGCTAACAGTTCGACAATAGATACATGTCCACCTTTTTTCATTAGACCTTGGTCATCTACCATACCATCTCCCATATCCATCTGAGCAGCATTAGTATATTTGTTATACTCTTTAACAATATGTTTAAGATTTCCACCTTTCTGCATATATAAGTTATATGGATTTGGTTGGAAATCATCAGTTGGCATAGGATTCATCTGACCCAAAGCCGTCTGCTGCATCCAGTCATATCTATTCTGTCTACCTCTCTCGACCATTCCGCTTAACCATGACATGCCGTTTCTGAAACCTCTGAATAACCAGTATGGGTCTAACTTTGGTTGAGGTTCTTTATCCTTTTTTTCATATATAGCATTGTATTGGTCTCTTGCATTTCCTTCATTTCCATCCTCATCTTTTTTACCAGATATTATACCTTTTGCAATACCTTCATCTATTCTATCCTTATATACTGGTTGATTAACAGGTTCATTTATAGGGGGTGGGCCCACAACATCTTCCTCTTTTATCAATGGTTGAGGTGGTATATTTATCTTCTCACTAGGAAGTTTTGTGTAGTCTGTAAAATTAATCTTCTGAGCTTCATCTGGTATACAATTACCAAATCCATCGGATTTAAATCCGGGAGGGCATTGTACTTCTCCTGCGAGTTGCATCTTTGGCTTTCCACCACATTTCATGCATTTTTTAGGTCTAAACATAGTTATACACATTAATAATTCTTGATTTATATTGTTTCTTCTTTGCCTCAGATAGTTTCTTCTTGTGTTCTTCTGAAAACTTCTTACCTTTATTGGGTCCTACTTTTCCTGTCTTGGCTTTACTCATATTTGATTTTGCTTCTTCAGATTTAGGTTTTCCTTTCTATTCCCGCTTTCATAGTTAATGTTGAGACAATAACCTCTTAATATTAAAGAGCTTAGTAATGAATTTATTTTTACCCGACTTACTCTTGATAAGACGGAATTTTGTCCAGTAGTGTCTGAACTTCTTCCTTTGTTCTTCTGGTTTATTTATATCTATAGCTACTGGATTTACTACCTGCTTATATCCACTTTCGTCTGTTGGGAGGATATGGTTATCTGCTAGAGAAAACTCTCCTCTGTCCTTTACTGCATCCCAGAATTGATTTATACGATACTTATTTTCCTCCTTAGAGAACAATACATCATAAGATATTGAGTTTGAAGGGTTTATCTTAGGGTATACAATATCATTCTCAGGATTACCACTTCTATATATAAGATTTAGAAGAGGAGATATCTGCTCAGTATTATGTACAATCATTCTATCGAAGTTCTCATGATGTACATGGAAACGGTCTCTTCCGAAGTTCTTATAATTATAAACTTCTAAGATATACTCTAGAGAGCGTGGGATATTAACTTCTTGTCCAGATGCTGATACAAACTCTATTTCGAATGGAAAATCTTCTCCATAGAAGTTACAGAAGCTATCAAATCTCTCGTTATGCTTCCACACTCCATTATCCTTTATAGTAAGGAAGTGGTTATCTGTTTGTACTATCCAGTCTGGGTGCCAATCGTGCCAACTAACAAATCCTTTCTCAAGAGGAGAATATGATAGAGTCCAGCTTATATCGTTAAAGTATCTCTTATCCCTAAGTGTTATTATATTTCCTCTGTACTTAAATACTCCTAGCCTATCGTCATACGTGATATCTTTGATATATTCTCTCTTTGGTGAGAAGTCTCTTTTTGAGATATAAATAGTCTCATAGAAAGAATCAAAAGCTGTTAGGTAACCTACTCCATTTACTGGATTTTCTGCCTTTGGATAATTTGGGAAATACTTATACAAGAAGATTGGCATATAGTTCTTGCACCAGTATGACATTCCATTTCTTGTAATATCGTCCAGAGATTCTGTGAACGACAGTATTCTTCCCTGATTTGTTGAGGGATAGAATCTACCTAGATGGGTATTGCTAAATGCGTAACGTGAGGTACATGCACCATAGTTATTATCTGTGGGCATTATCTCACGAGGGTCTTGTGCAAACAATCCACCATCCCCAATTGTTATCTTTCTACCTGACTGTTCCAACTCTAAGAAATCTCTACCCATTGAGATATATGGTGAAGACTTTGAGAATAGGAAGATTAGGCGGTCTTGGTCAAGTTTATGAATAGATGTCAGCTGACCAAAATCACTTTCTCTAAATGCAAAGTAGTTTGCAGGTAGGAAGTATTGCCAGTTATCTACGTTCTGTAAATTGAAGGAGGGTAGTGAGTAGATTACTGAATTTGGTTGCTCCTGTGGAATTTGGTCAGCAGGATTAAAGTCATATCTCTGCTGTGGTGCAAATATCTCCGTGGTATATAAGTCAGAGAAAGCACGGGAAATATTAAACTCTTCTGATTCTAACAATCTATCAGAACGGAAGATATCAGAAAGATTTCTGTTCTCTTTAGAGTAGTAAGGCATATCATTCAACTGCTTCTCCCTGAATGAAACATTATAGTCTGCCTCAACAAAGAAGTCTAATCCAGCATTGTTTGAGAGATACATATATGCATCATCTACTCTTGCTATATTCTTTCCGTCATTCTTCTTTTTGCAATCAAGATTATGTTTTGATGTAGTTGTACGTGAAAAACGTGCAAAATTTATAACATTTCCACCTAATATTTCAGAAAAATCATATTTTGTAGAGTCCATCCAGAAACGAGGATAGGCTATGTTTCTATATTTTCTATAGTCATACTCTGTACCATCTGGATAGTTTGTGTTTGCTATATTCTGAGAGAAGAACTGCATTCTCTTTTGGAACTGGAAACGAACTATTATACAGTCTCCACCATATAAAATTGGTGATGTAGCAACTGGCTCTTCTCCAAAAGATAAAGGACAACTGTGCATTGATACAGGTGCTGATGAACCCAATGCTCCGTACTGATTAGGATTTATAGCCTTGGATGTAGCATAAAATGCAGAACCTACGGACTCTGTTTTATCATCCATCTTTCCACATATTCCAAATCCACTTGCGGTTCTTCTAGATGTATCCTTTGTAGATGGGTCTATTATTGGTTTATTTAATTCAAAGAGTACGGACTTCTCTCTATGCAGATTGTTGAATACATTGCTATCTACACTAACGACTGTTGATGGAAGATAAGTAAATTGTTTAAGTAATCTTCTTCTCTTATTACCATCACTTATACACTTGGATTGATTGAATACTGCCTCAGCATTGTACTGATATACATAATCTGTATAACCAGTAAAGTTTCTGATAGTATCCATAATCTGTTCAGCTGCTCTTATTCCTGAGAATACAGAATATGGTATCTTTATAGCAAGTGCACCAAGTAAAGCCAATATGTTTGTTATAATCTGAATAGCAGATAAATCTTGTGCGAATATCTTTTTCTGTATAAAGGCAACTATATTTAAGTTCACTAAGTCCTCTACGGATTTTATTTCAAAATCTTGACCTGCTCTATTTATAATAATAGTACCTGCATCTACGCCAGTTAGTTTTATTTGGAACTCTTTTTCAGATTTATGAGAAGATTTACCAGCTATTGTAAGTGCACTCTCTATAAATCCAACTGCTGCAGATAACCAGAAAGCAAACTGATTCATCAACTTTTGGCGGGGATGATTGTATACTTTCTCAAACTTTCCAGTTACTGTAGCTATTTCTTCAGTCTCAATCTTTACTTCCTGTCCAAGAGAATATCTTGGTTCAAATAGCGTGTGTGGAGAATAGAAGGTAAATTTATCCTTATAATAATCCTTAAGAGGAGTAAAGTTATTCTCCTTGCCATTCTTATATACAGTCTGTGTAGAAGATAGGAATTGGTCAGGAGATAAGTCATTTACTGGATAGTTTGCATACATTACTGTTTGCTGGAAAGACTGGTCGTAGTAGGAGCGGACATTTGTCATCAGCCCTCTGGCTATAACAGTACCATTTCCTCCCTTTCTATCAGAACGGGTAATCTTATACCCAACTATATCTGGGTTATCAAACTTCTCTATATTCTTAAAACGAACACCAAGTATATTTACATAAGTCTTTCCATCGACAATAGAGTAGCGTGGTACCTTACATTCGTCTGGCATTTTGTGATATCTGATAGGCTTATTTGCACTATCTCCAAACATATCTGGGTTATCTGGGTACAATTCTGTTGATTGGAAGTAACCCATCTTACCTCTACCTAATACTCTTCTATTACATACAAACTCATTATTGTATGGAATCATCTTTCCTGCAGTATTCTCAACTCTCCATCTAGGTATCTTTTTATCCTTCTCACAATCAACAAACTGCTCATCCAATTCATATACATCTTGCCCAGATGCAGGTGAGAAGTCAGATGGCTCTCCTCTTCTTCCGGGGATTTGCCACTTTTCTGTTAATTCACCAGTATTATATACACCCTGTATATAGAAGTCATAGTTCTCATCTCTATAGAATCCTACGTCTTCTCCTTGGTTCTCATAGTAATCAAAGGGAACTTGCTCTACAACATACTCAGCCTCTATCTTCATTGCTTTGAGCTGATAGTTTTCTTCTGGACGAGATACTAAATCAGCAAGCATTAAATAGTTAGAATTAGATGCAATTATTCCAGCCTTCTGCCAGCTTTTCTTCTGCACAACTAGATTTCCTAAAGGAATCTCCAGATATGTAGAATTAACAAAGTCAGAAACTGATATATTTCTTACCTTGGTTGAGTATATTCCAACCTGCTTTGCCAACTTAGTAACTCCCTTTGTTGTAGGGTCAATATAATTACCAACAACAACCAATGCAAAGTGAGAGAACTGCTGGTCTATATCTGTAATCTTAATATCAAGAGAGTTTAAACCAGATATAGAGTAAAGAGGAACTCTATTAGAAACTGATAACCAATCAGTAAATACCTGATTATCAACAACGTATGCCATTGCTACAGAATACATTCCGTTTGGCATATTACCAGTTTGACCTCTTTCTATAGTATAGCAAGGGTGAGTTATCTTTCTAAATAAAAGAATATCATCACAAGATTTGATTTTATCTATATTCTTTAGCTCAATTCTTCTTACTGGATTCTTCTTATCTGTAAAAGTAATAATTGTCCCCTTTTGGAAATCCTGCTTTGCCACACCAGTTATAGGATGGTCTTGACTAAATGCAAGACAGTCGTCATTCAATATCTTTCTATAGGAACAGTCTTGTATATTTCCTATACCTATCTCAGAGCTAGCTCCATTTGTTGAGAAGATTACAATCTCATCAGATGGTAAAGATATGTGTCCTATTATTTTATAAGGAGCTTCAAAACAAAATTCGTTAGATGGCTCGTTTCCTATAGTACCCAAGTCTCCCTCTTTGCTATTTCTAACAACATTTCGGGCATGACTGTATTGTTCATTAGATACAAATGACGGATTAAGGTCAGTAACTAAACCAGCCTTACCTGCCATATTTGTAGACGCACTTGATGTATTTTGTAAATCTGCCATTAGCCTATTAATGCACCCTCGTTAAAGAGTCTTAAAGATTTAATTTGTCCTATATCAGTTAATGTAACCCTATCTACTTCAATTCCCCACTTCTTCATTTCAACCCTCAATTTCTTAGTGACAGTATTATCAAAATCATTATCTGTACACTCCTCAAAAGTACGAAGGGATATTTGCTCTTTTATGATAGCTTGTGTTATATCGGATATAGCATCTGTAGAGTCATATACATTAAGCATAAATAATTCTACATCCGCTATCTTATATTTTACAACACTTTTAACAACTAACTGTTTTTTGTCCTTTGTTATTACCGATTGTGTAGGTACAGATAAAGTTGTTGTCACAATTGTTACAACTTCTATTTTATCCAGAAAAGGTATCTTGAATACCACTCCCGGTTTCACAACCCTAACAAATTTTCCCATTCTTAATAGAATGCCATTATTATACTGCTTCACGAAGAATACAGGCATAATATCCTCAATTATATTCAGGAGAAACTCTATTAGTTTATCAAACATTATTTAAAGTATTTAAAGTATTGGTTCCACCAACCTAATTCTTTCTTTCTTTGAGAATCTACATATTCTCCGTATGTCTTATCAGATGTTATTCCAAAGGCATCTAACCAAGCCTTTGCCTTCTCTAACTGGGCCAACTTAAGAAGCTCTCCATAATTTCCATCACTATTAAATAATGCATCTAGCATTATCTTCTCCTTAAGAGACCATTCGTAATATGGAGTAATCATTGGATGGAAAGGAAAAAGAATGTTACCATACTCATCCTCCATTGTACCTATGTACATTAAATACAATTCCCCACTTCTAAATGGTGTATTAATTGTATCTCCGTCGATAGATATCTGATATTTTCCAAGGTTCTTCATGTTGGGACAACCTGAGTGACAGTATACACCAGATGCCTTGTCTACAGATAAAGTTACCCAGTTTCCGTAATGATGAATTGTAGTATTGGATTCTCTCTTAACTGTAACACTGTAGCTATCTACATTTCCTAGTGTTCCTCTATCTAACTCTGCCTCATATATGATATCTCTATCGAAATTATTAGAGAACGGATTTTGTTGAGAATGAATAACTGTATTTGTGGCCTGAAGTGCAGAAGCAAAGTAGAGCTTCTCGAAGTTAAGAGGTAGCTTTGCCTTGTACTCTACTACAGGAATACAAACCTCTTTTACTTCTCTTACATATATACCAAGTCTATCATTACAGTACATGACGGTTTTGATGAGCGTTCCCTCGTCAATTAGACCTTCATCATCCAACTTTTTCAAGTCGTTCTTCACTATGGCAAATAGCTCAGAGACAGGTCGTAGTTCGAATGTTTTATTATTTACCATTTATTTAACTTTTTCTTGTAGGATTCTTATCTATCTGCTCATCTTCCTGCATCCTCTTACTAACCCCTGCTAACAGTTCTACAGCTTTTGCATACATCTCTGCTTCAATCCAATCAGGAATGAGGAACTTTGTGTCTAAATATCTAGTACACTCCTTTTTCTCAGAACAGTCATTTTTGTCAGACACATCATCTGTAAAGAATGCTGTTATATTAATTTTATGAGGATTATGTTCTGGAAACCAGATATATCCATTTGCATAAAATGCATATATAGCTTTAGCCTTTCTATCGTATGGGTCATTCTTTTTATTGGACCAAGTGCTAAATGAAACCAAATCAAAACTTGTAGAGTAGTCAATCGAAGTTATATCTCGTATAATTGGTCCACTTTCATCTATCCAAGTTTCAGGTATTGGATTCTTTGTTCTATATATCTTACAGTTTGTCTTTATGGGACAGCATGGGTCGATTATAGATGTCTCAATTACATCCTGACACATGAGAGTCTGGAAGAAAGATACATTTCTGTATATTCTTCCAGCACTTATTTCTCTCTTTATTAACCATTTGGCATGCTCCATTAGGCTATTATAGAGAAATTTATTACTATAATTGCTATCAGCATTTCTCTCTCTTAGCTTATTTCTAAGGGATTCTATGACTTGACGTTTAGTGCTCATTGCTTTTTAAATTTTTGTCTCCATACACTGTGTCCTCCTATAGTAACACGGGCAGTTCTTATTTTATCAGCATTATCGTTCCTTATATATTCGGCAGCTAGCTTTTTAACTTCTCTTGTTTCGTCAAATGCATAGAACTGCAAAATCTTATTGAACTTAACTGCCTGTCTTCTTTCCCATTTTATACGGGGAACCTTACCCTTTGTCTCTATATTCAGATATGGTATCTTTTCTCCAACCTTAATACTTTCCCAATGATTTACAGCCTTAAACTTATAGGGGATGTACTGAAGCTTTATCTCTCCTAGATAGCTGCCCAATTTAACTCCAAGTGGATTTTGTACAACTTGTTCTCTTATCTTCTTTGCAATATTCAACCAACACTGATAGAACTCCTTCCAAGTCAAATCTTTGTACTCAGGGAATTCTTTCTTGAATTTCTTAAATAACTCATTGGTTATCACAGACTTAGAGAACTCGGCTTTCCTCATTCTTGGTGCACTTCTATCATTACTGTATGTAGGCTTCATGGTTCTTCTTTTTCCACAGAAACCCTCCAGCATGACTGGTCTTCCCTTTTATTGCATAGTGAATGCAGGTTCTGTCAATGTTAATGTATTCTGCTGCTTCTTTCTGAGAGTTCCACTCTCTTATGAAATTTCCCTCCAAATCAAATTGTATAATCTTTCTTTCCTCAGCACCTTTTCTTTTCCCTGTTCTATAATTCTCCTTGTGAGTCTTTCTCATCTTCTCTAAAGTTTCCTCCGAATTCTTCCCCCTACTTCCAGCCTCACGAAGGTTTAACATATTGAAATTCAACTCTTTATAAGAATTATAGTAGAAAGTTTCATAATCATTCATCACATTTTGTGATATATCATTTGGTAACGAATGTACAACTTTGAACTCATGAGTATTCCATCCATACTTCTTTATAGAATAGTACAGTTTCCTTTGACACTTACAATCTGCATTTCTGTAGTGCCTTACTCTCTTATCTAAATCCCAACTTTGGCCTATATAATGACCTCCTGAGGGGCTGATTATTAGATATATACCTGCTTTGGTTGGTTTCACTCTACAAGTTAATTTTATTGGACACTATAACTATTCTTACTACAATATACAGATTTTTAACGGCATAGAAAAATTAACCTTATAAATTAAAAAAGCCCCCTATAGATATAGGGGGCTGTTCACATGTTGAGCTTAATCAAGGTTTGTATTTAAATCTTTTTACAGGGCTATATTCTTGTAATGAGTTATAGACTTTTTCAAGTAAATTCACGTCCTCTTTACAATAAGATATCATCAATTCCATTGACTTTTTATCGTTTTCGAGGACAATTTTCTTCCACATATCGTATTCTGTATGAATTTTACCACCATGTCCTAAAAATCTACCCATATAATCTAGTCTATTAGCATTAAATCTAAAATTAGAACGAGCCATTTTTAATGTATCAATGCTATTAAACTTGGAAGATATTGGGATATTGTGATATAAACATCTGGTTCTTAACCATTTGATATCAAAATTATCTCCATTTTGGGCAATAACTTCATCTGCTGAATCTATTATTGATGCAAATTTTGTTAACATATCTCCATCATCACCATTATTCCATCTTAGAGAATGTACTTTATCTTCTCCTGCCCATTTCCAACATATACAAATAATAGCTCTTTCTTGTACAATTGATTCATGAGATATGTTTATTTTATTACCTACTCCCCAAGAGAATACTAGATTTGGAGATACTTCTATATCAAAGAATAACTTACGTTTTGGTTGATTGTTCTTTTTCTGAATATCGTTAAATGTGTCAAGTAAATCTTGTTCTTCTTTAGATATAATATATCTTTCTGCCTCACGCAAAGTATACTGTACATCAGCAATGATGTCAAGTTCTTTTTTTAATTCTTGGTGAGTTTTTGAGTGAGATGATTGTTCATTTTTCCAAAGTGCCTCAGCAACCTTAAGTGGAGATTTTTTAAGATATCCTCTTTTAGAGAGTAGAAAATTTTTTACTTTTGCTCTTGTTATCATACCTTGATTTTAGTTAATAAAAAAGAAGGGCAGTATTACCTACCCTTCTTAAAGATAACAAAATTAGAGGCTTCGCAAGTAATTTTGTCTTTGAGGCTCAAGTTTTTTGACAATACTTCTAATTGTCTTAACTGAGCAATTATATTTATTTGCAAGTCTTGTTTCACCCCATTTGAAAAATGAAGGATTAGCTAAAAGGTGTTGTTCAATCTGACGTTTCATGTAATAATTTTAATTTGTTATTGATATAGCAAATATACTATTACCGGGAAGGGTTTTCCAAATTATTAAAGTTAAAACTATGTTAACAGCGAAAAATAAAAGGAGCACAAGGCTCCTAATAATTGAAAATCAACAGTATGTGTTGGGGAGGTCGGAATCGCCAACTTTCTTTTTTCATTTTGATTTTATTTTAATTTTTAATTATATACTCTTATTTCTATTGTCGTTTTTGATAATGCATTATCCACTTGTCCCCAGAATGACGGTTCTCCTGTGACTATTTCTATATAGTCGTCATTTGTACCATTGTCAAATCTCGCAACTCCTATGGCCACTTCATCAGTCTGTAAATTCTCTGTTGATGCTGTTATTAGCACTGCTGTTTTACTTACATTAAATGTATTTGCTAGTGTTGCTCTATATTTTCCAAGTCCTTCTCTTGTCCATGTAGGAATACCACCTAGTGTATTTTTTAATATCACTGCTGTTGGTGCAGCAGTTCCTCTTTGTGTTAATAATGCTGTATATACTTTATATCCTAATAAATCAGAAATTGTAGTAGCTTTTATTTGTGTGTCACCATCACTTTGAAATAAAAGCCTATCTGCATCTGATGATGGAATTTCTAAAGGAATATTAGTTACAGCTACTATTGAATTAGCATCATCAATTGTTATTTTTGTTCCATTATAGTTTGCATCAACATCGCCAATTTGAAAAAGCTTATCTTGCCAACCTAATTGCAACATTAAATAACCATTTTCAGCTTGATAAAAAGCTTGATTATCAGAACTCATACTCATAGTCAAATTTGATAAACTAAACTGACCTGTTCCTGTTACTGATTCTTGCCCTCTTGCTATAAATGAAGATGATTGTAACGATACTTCAGAAAATTGACTACCTACACCATAACTATTTCTTAAAAAAATATTTTTTGTACCATCTACGCCATCAAGTAAAAGCTGAAAATCATCGTTAGTAGTAAAAGCTCTAGCTTCAATTCCAGTATCATCTTCTCCTAATACTCCAAATCTAAGTGGTGTAGCAGCAGAGCAACAAATTAATCTTTTAATTTTTTTAAATTCCTTTTCTATTTGTTCTTGTGTCATATTACTATTAATTAAGGATTAAATACAATTTAAAGTAGTTTTAAAGGATTGTCTATGAGTTTGTTTCCTAATCTTTGGTTTACAATAAGTTGTACCTATAAGTTTGCAAACTCTTTGTATTATATCTTCATCAGTAATCTCAAGTGCAATTACAGGACTTGATTTCCTCTTTGGTTGGAAATAACCTTCACCTTCTAATAGACCAGCAAGCCAATATAAATCTTTTTCTTGTAACATGGTAGTATTATTTATAGTACAATATACTACAAAATTTCCATATTACCAAATAAATGTGGAGGATACCAGCATCGAACTGGTGACTCCTGAATGCAAATCAGGTATTTTTGCCATCTATACTAATCCCCCGTATAAAGCATTCTTATATACTTTGCACATTTCTGCAAATTCCTGTTTATCTATAAGATGCATTTTAGTTCTCATATCATCTCCACCAAATACCTGTGGGTATCCATTACTTTGAATCTGCATTAGTAGTATCTCTCTATCTATAATATAGACATCAAATTTATCTACTATGTGTACCCAATAATTTGCAGTTGTAACTGATATTCCAGTTGCTTCAAATTCCTCAGATTTCTTGTTTTTTCTTTTAAATTCAATTGCTACATTACCTGTTTCAGAAGATAGCTTGTCATATTTTACTTCAATAGTTTTTGTTTTACCATCTACTGTTAGATATTGTATGTCAAACTCCTTCTCTTTTGAACGAAAAAGTATCTTATTTCCTCTGGATTCTAACCAGTTTGCAATCAAATCTTCATAGATTGTTGCCTCTTCTAATGCTTCTTTAAATGGTTTCATGTGCTCATAATAGGTCTCGAACCTATAACTTCTACCGTATCGGAGTAGTACTCTACCAATTGAGTTATATGAGCAATTGAGATAACTTGACCCATAGACACAGGGTGGCCACTTGTATACCAGAGGTTATCTCCTGTACTCTCATCCAGATTCGAACTGGAAACCTAATGCGTATAAGGCATGTGCTCTACCATTGAGCTATAAGAGTGGATGGAGAGGGATTGCTTCTTTCAGCCTCAGACGTACAAAACGTGCTCTCCTAGCGGAACCAACGGGACTCGAACCCGCAATCTCGCACCGTGACAGGGTGGAATCGTAACCAATTCGACCATGGTTCCTTATGTACTCCTGATGGGGCTCGAACCCACGATGACTTGCGTGAAAGGCAAGTGACTTAACCAACTTGTCCACAGGAGCATATGAGCAGCAAACAGGTCTCGAACCTGCAACCTTAACCTTGGCAAGGTCACGCTCTACCAATTGAGCTATTGCTGCAATTGAAGGTTTTAAACAATATCCCCAGACCTTCAAACTGTGCTAACCTACGATTTAGAGAGTTTCATGTTTCCAGAGGAGTTACTCTATCTTCGTTCCCTTGTACTTCGGGCTTATGAGCAGTAGAAGAGACTCGAACTCTCAAATCCAGCGTGGAAGGCTGGCGTGTTACCATTAGCACTACTACTGCTTACCTTCTACATACATGGTCTGCTGCCTTTGCAGCTATCATGATGTCATTTCCTGTATTCTTAAATACAAAGTTATAATTTAATCCCTTTACCCATCCTCTTATTGATGATACAAGCTTATTACTTGCCCACTTAGGTAAAGTATTATAGTCAAACTCAAGAGCTGCAAATGATACAGGTATCTCACTATCAATCATTTGAGCAGTCTCTATTGTACGAACAGCTTCATCATAAAGACGAGTAAACATATCTCTTCTTGGAACTGCATCCTTGAAGTAAATATAGTGTGCCCCTCTTGTTCCATATCTATATACAACTACTGTAGCATACTTTGATTCTTTTCCTGAATCCTGACTATCAGTTGCTATATAGATTTTAAGATTTGGCCACTTTTCTATTTGTTCCAAAGTGTGTTCTATGACATTTACCATCTTACCATCCTCTGTCCGAAAATATCTTTCCATATACAAATGTATGGAGATTATAAATAATGACCAAATTTTGTTGAGGGAGTGGGACTCGAACCCACGACTGCGAGGCTTATGAGACCTGCCAGCTACCACTGCTGCATCCCTCAATATAATTTATTATGTCCAGCCTGTGAGAATCGAACTCACTTTTTACCTGATTAAGAGTCAGGAGCAACACCAAATTTTGCTAAGACTGGGATAGCTGCTTCCACATGAGCTACAAAAGCATTTTGGTACCCCTGCTCAGAATCGAACTGAGAACCATAGATTAAAAGTCTATTGCTTGGCCTTCAAGCTACAAGGGCTAAAACGAAAAAACCCGGAGTAGCTTGTGGCTAGGCTCCAGGCTTCTAATCAGTTGGTATTTGTTTCTACTTAGACAACAGACATAGGAAACCCGGAGCCATTTTTCTCAATGCCTCTCACATCTCCATTATCCGCTATCATATAAAATAAGTACATCTGCTGTTTAATGTTTTTACGAATACAAATATACGAACTAATTTTCTAATTTCCAAATTTTTCTTGCTCTTTTTCAAACATTTCTTTCATTGCTTTCTGAAAGAGCTCCATTCCACCCCTACCTGTCATTAGGGTTATCTGCCTAGACGGCTCTTGAAGTTGAGACCATATTCCCGTCATATTCTCAAGCTTAAGAAGCTTTTCTGGGTCTTTCACCCATATATTATCATGAGATGGTTGTTCTTTTATTTCATCCCATGTCTTAGGTTCAAATTTACTAAGATATTCGTTTGAGTTTGGATTGAATTGCATACACAAATATACGACATATATATCCTAATGAATTGTTAATGTACTCCCAGAAGGATTCGAGCCCTCAGTCTCATGGTCCGTAGCCATGTGCTTTATCCAGTTAAGCTATGGGAGCAGTGGGTGTCTAACCGAATTCGAATCGGCACAACCCTGAGCCACAATCAGGGGCTCTATCCAGTTAAGCTATAGACACCAGTTTCCAAGCTAGGGGTCGAACCTAGAATTTTCAGAGCCAAAATCTGACGGAATACCATTATCCTACTTGGAAATATGCACGGGTGGGAGAGAACGATTCCCCAAGTCACCGTTTTGGAGACGGTTTATCACGCCAGCCTTGAGCACCCGTATGTTGTGGTAAGTAGTGGTATCGAACCACTATCTAAGGATTTTCAGTCCTCCGCATAGACCATCTTTGCTAACTTACCATTATGAGAGTAGAGGGAGATTCGAACTCCCGAAATCAACAGATTTGCAGTCTGAGCCATTAATCCTCTCTGGTATCTACTCTTATTAATCCATCATGTATTTCTCCATGACAGTTAGAACATACTAATATGCATTTTTCTAGCTCTTTTATTACTTTTTCTCTCTTAATTCTTTTGAGATTTCCAGATATTGTAAAATCTTTTTGTAAAGGGTCTAGATGATGAAACTCTAATGACCTAAGACATTTATTATATCCACACACTTGACATTTTCCACCTTTAATGTCAACCAATTCTTTTTTTATTTGTCTTCTTCTATTTTTATGATAATCTGCAACACTTAGTTCCTTGGTAATATATTTTTTCTCAAATAACTCATTTCTCAGTTTTAAGAAGTCTTTTAAAGGAAGAGTCATTCTGTAGATGTCTTCAAAGTCTTTTAAAGTTAAACCTTTAGACTCTTTAACTTCATTAATTATGGTTTCTATTTGTTTTTTCTTTTCTCTTCGAACCTTGTGTATCTTTTCTTCTGCCATAGAAGAAACATGAAAAGATATTGTTCCTTTACTACAACCTAATTCCTCTGAAATTTGATTATATGATTTTCCTTGTGAATATAACTCAATAACTTTACTTTTTAAACCCTTGTTCATAATTTTGTATTATAATACAAATATACAACAAAAGGTTCAAATTGCCAAATTTATTTTGCCTTTGACCACTCAGCCAAGGTGACATATGAGCCTAAGACAGGACTCGAACCTGCAACCGTCTGCTTACAAGGCAGCTGCTCTACCAGTTAAAGCTACTCAGGCTTGTGTCGAGTGGACTGGACTCGAACCACTCAGTCGAAAATGTCCGATTCGAACGGCTCTCCTAAGTCCCAAACTTAGAGTGCTACCATTACACCACATTCTCGAAATGTCTTATTCTGTGACAATTAGCACAAAGAATTGCTAAATTTTCAAGAGAGTTATTCTTTCTATTTTCATCTCTATGGTGAACCTCTAATACTCTTATATCAGAGTTTCCACAATCTTCGCACTTGTTATTGCCACTTCTTAATTTTCTTTGTCTATAAGAAGATAATCCATTATTATAATTAGGATGCCTTTCTCCTGTTTTATATTCAGAATTAGTAAATATTGTAGAACATTTTCTACTGCAGAAAACCTTTCCACTTATTGACCTCTTTTTAGAGGATGGTGTTTTAATCACAGATTTTCCACAGGTATGACAATTACATACCTCAGATTTTTTCTTTCCTGCAAATTTACAATTCTCCGAGCAATATAAATTCCATCCTTTTTTCTTACTATAATTAATATATTTGTTTTCTGCTTCAAAAGAATTTCCGCAATGGCTACATAGTATTAAGGTTTTCATATCACAAAGTTAAGAAAAAAGTTTTGGATTTCCAAATTTATTTTCTCAACTACTTTTCTAAAGCACGCATTCTACCAACTGAACTACCACTCGAAAAAGAAAACCCCACCTTTTTGGGATGGGGTTGTATATTTATACCTCTGACTGTTTTAGTTTAGTATACATACACAACACCCCTCTCCTGTGCATGGGCACTGGGGGCAGGTAAACCATTGTGTATGTGTACGTTGTAATTTCATATAGCAAATATATGACAAATTATTTTACTAACCAAATTTTTCTTTAGAAATGTGGAATTATTTTTTACCTCCACATCCACAACCACCACCGTAAAGCTTTTTCATATAATTAAGTTTTAAGAGTTAAAAATAAAAGGAGAGTATAGACATACCCTCCCAAACTTTCTCGGAGAACCAACAACCGAGGTTTTATATTTGAAGTCCAAATTATATTAGGGGATGACTCACAGCTCCTTCAAAGTTTACAACTATTGTTTTATTTGTAGCTGCAGTAAATGAAGACTGGAATTCCAGAACTATATTTTGAGTAGCTTTTCTTATGATATAGTTGTACATCTGACCTGCACTTTCTATATAAGTTATTGATTTTAAATCAATTGTACCAGCTTGTTCACCAAGAGTTAAGCATGTAGTTGGTATATTACCAGCTGTAATTGTGAACTTTCTGGATGCAGATACATTATTACCAAAAGCTACTTGATATGTAGCAGAGCCTCTGAACTCAATAGTTCCGTCAAAACGATAACGATATTGAGGAGCACCAGACATGTATGTAACACTAGGATTACCTGTTGCTACAAGTGTAATATTTCTCCAAATACCATCAAAACATGGACGAGCTACCTGAATAGATGCATTAGTTGATACTATATATGGGTCAACTAATGTACCAGAACCACTAACAGTGGTACCTGTACCAGCAATTAACTGCGTCTCACTACCATCAGGGGCAGTATATAGGGTAACTAATTTTCCATCTCCACCTAAACCAAGTTGATTTCCTAAATCAGATGAAATCAAAGTAGATGGTACTACATCTAATCTTAGCTTTTCATTACCCGCAGGTGATACTATTGATTTTGTGAGATATGTTCCTGTTTGTATTTTATCATATAGATATCCACTTGTTGTGTCATCTGTAGATATTTTTACATTTACGTCTACTGGAACACCACCTTCAGTAGCATCAATTCTTATCTTTTTATCACATCCAGTACCTGATTGTGTTAAAGATATATTAAGACCAGCTTCTAGTTTATCAAAAAGACCTTCAGGACAAGTATCATTATCATCAATGATAACTTTTCCAATATTACATACCTTTTCCTCTATCTTATCAAGGACACTTTCACCATCCTCTCCTGATTCTGTACCAAGGCACTCTCTTACTTTATTTGTTGTTACGCACCCAAATGTAGTAGGATTAAGACAACCACAGTTATCATATTCATTACAAGGGTCGCAAGGATTTACTTCAGGACAAGCCATTTTATTTTATTTTATTCGTTAAAAATTATGCAGGGGTTGGATAATTATCACATGTTTCTACTAGTGGTTTCAGATACATATAGCTACCAACGCCTCTATTATCTATCTTCAATTCTACTGTATCAAATAGAATCTCCGGTACCTTAAAGTATAAATGAATATGAGTTCTAGATGTAACCTCATTCTCTGTTACAGCTTTGAATTCAAATAATACTAAGTCTGTAATATGAACATTTAAGGTAGCAACAGATGTTGGAGTTGGAGAATTTGCATCTCCATATAAAATTGGCTCATTTATAAGATATGTATTTCCTCCGACTTTAATTGATACATACTTTGTATCCATATCCATAGAATGTCCAGCATTATCATCTGCATCTAATATAATAAAGAAATAACCACATTTATATGTAGATGGCGTTGGAAGTTCTCCGCAAGTAGATGTAACAGATGCTGCTCCATCGAGTATCACAGATGAAATAGTTGCCCCTTCTGGAAGAATTATACACTCTCCCGGTTTTAATACTGCTGTTTTATAAGACGATGTACTAGGTGTTGCCATGTTAGTTTATTTATGGTGCAGCTGTTGTTGTAGTTGTTGTAGAAGATGTTGTTGTAGTTGTAGAAAGTGCTGCTGCATTTTCTATTATAGATGATGTCTTAGATGACTCATACACAATAACAACTGAAGAACCTTCTGCACCAGTTGCACAAATTTCACAATAGTTACAAGAAGCTTTATTAACTTTCTTAGAAAGACACTTCTGACAAGTAAGTGAACCTGTTCCGAGAATTGCTGTAATACTGATAGTAAGCTCTCCTGTAGTATTTAATCCAGCTATAATTACCTCTTCCTGTGAGTTATTTCCTATAGTTATGTTAAAGTCAACAACATTTCCGTCTATATCAGTTATTGTACCATAACTTCCTCCGTCAGTAAATCCGGCAGGAATAACTGTACCAGCACCGTAAGTAAAGCTGATGATTATTCCATCTCCATCTTCGTTGTATACAGCACTGAATCCAAGCTTGATATCTTCACAAGAAAGTGCACAACATGTCATTTCTATTGTCTTAACTCTCTGCCAAACATTACCAAATGCTATAAGAAGATTATTATAGTTTTCTGCCCAGTTTTGAGGATTAACTATCCAACCGGGAAGCAATCCAAACTCTGCATTCATATCTGCAGGAGTGCTGCCCAAAGCAGATGTAATATCTGTTTCATCACCAGTTGCATCTCTTAAGTCACATAAAGCATTTGCAATAGAGACTGTTTGTCCAGAAGTTGGCTTAATAGCTGCATCTATACATGTAGCAAACTCTGGTTCATCTACTGCTGGATTTATATCTATATTGTCTATCTGAGATTGAAGTGATACCACTTTTCCCTCAAGAGTCTCAATTCTGTCTTTGTGATTGCAGAGATTATCAATAACTAACTGGTCTAACTGCTCTCTTGTAATAGAAAGTGCGTTTCCAAGATTATCAAAGTCTGCATAGCACTTTAAGTTTATAGTTACCCCTGTATTAGAAAGTAGGCTAGCTAATTGCTCACTTAGGGTATCTATAAAGTCTTTAAGGCAAATCTGGTTTGCCTTTATTAGATTCAGGATTGATAGTAGTGTTACTTCATTTGGTGCCTTCTGATTACAGATTTCAGTCAGAGAATCAATATCAAATTGACTTAAATCCTCACCCGCTATATCTTTAAGTTTGTTAATTACTTCCCAAAGTACTGTACATAATGGGTCACCATCGCAGATACCAAGGTACTCAACATCTCCACAGTTCCATGTTAAACATGATACTGGTGTTGGGATACAGTTTTCAACTACACAATTTTGTAATTTCTTCATATTATTCAAAATAACCGTTAATAAATACTGTTCCTCTTATTACTTGAGAGGCTGTGGCTGTTCCAACAGGCATTTGTAAAATAATATGTACAAAAGTCCCTGCCTCAACATATAGTGGAGCATCTAAGTTTACATCTATTCCATTAGCCACAGCTCCAATAGCTGAACCTACTGCAAAAGATTGAACTCCTAAAGGTATTCTTCTCGGTGCTCTAGTACCTGCTGTTGCAGAGTCAGCTGTTGCAAGAGAAACAGCAGTAGAACCAACCCCTACACCCCACTCTAAAACAGTTCCTGTTGTAGCAACAGCAGCACCTGTATTATAAGTATCAATTCTAATACCTCTTATAATTAAGTTTTTGTTACCACCAGCAGCAGATGAAGCTGGAACTTGATATCCAAACAAAGCGTAATCAGTAGCAGCACCAGCTACAGCAGCAAATTGAAATTTACCACCTAATGTTGTATAACCAGCAGCAGTATTCGATAATGTTGCTGATGCAGGAGCAGCAGAGTTTGTAAAGTTTGCTGTTTGACCAGCAGTAGTACCTCTAGGTACAGAAATACTATGTAATAACTGTCCTGATTGAGTAGTTGGCCACAATCTATTTGTAGCTAAATCTCTTGTTACTATGATTACATCACTTACTTCCATTCTCTGTGCTGAAGAAGTAGCTGATGAATTGAAAAATCTCATTAAAAGAGGCATAGCTCTTGAGAATGTTATAGCAGGGTCTGTAGTTGGAGTTGTTATAACCCCTTGTAATTCAGCATCTACATAAAATTCTAATCTATCTTGGTCTACTATCATTCTTAAATAGTAAACTGTATTTGCTACTGGAGTAAATAATGTAGGAGTTGTCATTTCTGTACCATTTCTGTTCATTACTCCGACTACTGCTCCAGATGTTTCCATTTTAAAATATGCTCCATCAGTAGGAGTAACAGTTGTTGCTGCAAATCCTAATCCGAGTTCAGCTACGTTATTTGTTTGAGAGTTAATAGCAAAACGAACTCTAAAACCAACTTCCATTGCTGAAGAACCTAATAATTGAAAAGTTCTGTATGTTTGAACCCTAGCTACAGCAACAGAAGCTACAGAGTTACCAGAGTTAAAAACAAGGTAACCCCCTGTTAAAGCTAATGTTGCAGTTGCAGTAACGTGCTGATATGCAGATGTATCTTGTATTGCATGATTAAATGTATCAGACCATTGTACAGTATCTGTACCAGCTCTAAGTCTTCCATCAGTAGAAACTCTTAAGGGTCTTCTTACTGGTGTATTATATCCATGAAGTCCATCATGTGCTTCTCCTACAGCAGTAACATACCCACTTTGAGTTATATCTGTAGGTGTAACAACTTCTAATTGAAAGTTATCATTTACATTGGCTATACCTGCTGTACCATTACCATCTTCTAAAAAAGCCATTATTAATTATTTATTGTGTAAAATATTTTTCTCTTTCCACCAATTCTGGTATTAGAGTATGCAGATAAACTAAAATTTCCAGTATTACCTTTTGCAGCAAATTGAATTGTATCCCACTCCCAATCATCCTGTCCTCTACCTGTTGCTACATTTCCAGATGGAACAACCATTATTTTACTTAATGTAGTTGCTAATGCATCTGTAATAGTAAATCTCTTACTTCTGGTAGGTTTTGTCCCAAAATCTATTTCTACTTCAGTTAATGTAAATCCTCCAGATGCAGGTAAAGTATCACCTACTTGAAGTTCTTTCAAGTAACCATTATAGTTTACTATGGGGTTTTTAACTGCCATTATACTAATTCAAAATATTCTTGGTTCTCGAATACAAATTCAGTTGCAGACTTAGCTTTACCTAATCTTTGTACAATATTTCCTGCTGCTGAAGGAGCAGTAGCTGTTATAACTCCGGGAGTAGTTGATAACCAATAATCAGCACCAACTGTTAAACCAGATAGGGCTGTATTTTGTCCAGAGATAAGATATACTGTAGCATTAGCAGGAGATGTTACGTTGGCTAAAACAAATCCATCTGCTGGTTTTGCATTAGTTGAAGCATCAGCCTTACGTACATTTAATGTACCTGCATTATTATGAAAATTCACAAAATCACCAGCTAGTAAGTTTTCAGAAGCTGGTTTTACAACAACCTCTGCACCAACACCTGCTGGCATTAGCGACACATCAAGTAATCCTGATGAATCCAAAGCTACAATTTTGTTAGCATCACCAACACCTGATGACGTTTGAGCAGCAGCAACTTCTTTTAGTTTACCTGCGTTGTTTGCAATATATTTGTTTCCTGCCATTTTTTATGTTTAAATTGCTATTAATTCTGTACCATTTGTTATTAATATAGTATCTGTAGCTACACCAACACCAATTTGTTTAACTATTCCGATACTAGGAGGCGTATCTGTTAAAAATGAAGTAGATGCTATGTAATAAGGTACACCTACTATCCACCCACTTCCTAAAGTTTTTACCTCTCCATTTATTACAACAGTACAAATATCATCTTGTAATGCTGCTGTTTCAGCTACTCCTACGTATTTATCGTAGTGAGAATCATTTGCTATATTGAATGGATAGATTTTCCCATCCGTATCCATCACAACAGCTTTCCCACCATTAATAATCACACCTGCAATAAAGTTTCTTTTAACAGTACCTGTCGAACTAATAGGATTTACCTTTCTAAACTCACCTCTTTTGTCAGTAATATACTCATCGATATCTGTACCATTACCATTTGGTACATAATATCTTGCATTTGGTTCACCTTTTGGAGGTAAAGTATCAACTTTAAAGTCTTTTATTACACATTGCATTACCAGTCAATTTGATTCCATTTATCTTCAACAATATAATTATTAATTGTTGTTACATCACTGGAACTTATATCATTAGTAAGTGCTGCAAGTTTTACTGTTTTTTTAGCATCCTTTTCACAAAACTTCATAAATGTTCCACAAAGAGAAATTTTATTGTTTTCTTCAAAGAATATTCTAAGGGATAAATCAGATACATACACATGAAGTGGATATTTTTCAGGAAACTTTCTACATGTATCTAGAAAATATACCTCACTATTGAATTTATCATTTATCCTATTTAGAAACTTATCCTTTATCTTATCTACATCCACACTCATTTTCAAATCTGTTTATAAGCTCTACAGCTTGATTATAGTAATTTAGACCACATTGTTTATCGTGTTTTTCTGAAACTATAAACTCTGCAGCTTCTATATACTGTTTTATTTTAATGAGTTCTTGAATTTCTTTTATATACACATCATCATCTTTTTTGCATTCGTTTGCAAAATGCTCACATAAAAGTTGTAAATATTTATATGTTAAAGCAGTTGTTCTAAGATGGTAATAATGGGCTAAAGTATGAATATTAGGTTTATAAGATTGTTTTATCTCATATATACCATCTGGAATATCCACTAACTCAGATGTATCATTTACCTTCTTATAACCTAAACCTGATGAATTTAAGGTTAAAGAAAAATTCTTTTGTACATGAAAAGTAACCCAAGAAGATTTATTAACCGGAAGTATCTGAATAAGATAATTCTCAATTGTATCTTCATCACAAAACTTTGAAGTATCAAAAAGCCTCATAGTTTTTAGGTTATGAGTTTTTGATACTTCTAAGGATAATTCAGTTCTATTCACAGTACAATATAATTAAAAAATGCGAGAAATTAAAATAATTTTATAGGTTAAAATCAAAAAGGTGAGCAGAGACTCTGCCCTACTCACCTTTTGTGATTTATATTAGGAGTGCTTAGGATTGCATTCCGCTGCTACCACCTATATTTGCTTCGTTCACATGAAGATGAACACCAGATTTAGCGGTAAGAACATCCAGTACATTGCTCTCAAATTGAGCTGCTGCAGGGTCTCCTTCCTTGAAGGCAAATACTGCTGTGAATGTTTCTTGCTCGTTCTTTCTGAATGAATGTCCATATGAAGCCTTAAAGCGTACATAGTACAGGTTGTAGAAGGCATTCTTATCAACACTTCCAAGAAGGTTCATATCAAATGCTTCTCTCATTCTTGGCTCAAGGCTGAACTGGCGTACATGCTTCAGGTAAGCATCAGTCTTCATGATAAGCTCTCTTACCACGTACTCTCCGCTTTGACGTGAAACTCTACCAATTCTTGTTTGAGACACGGTTGGCCACAGTGCAACATCACATCTGTCATCATCCTCACCAAGAAGAGAAACTTCCATCTTAATTGGCTCGGTCTCATAGTAATCCATAGGATTGAATGAGCACTCACCAAATTTAGGGTCAATGTAACCAGCTGTTACACGGATACCACACTTTCTTGTTGGCTCGTCTACGTGTGTAGGAGGTACAACTACCCAGCTTTCGTTCTCGAATGCAGGTAAATCGTCATAAGTGAATGTTACGTTGCTTGTCAGACATCCTTCGTCAAGACAGTCTACAGAATCTTGTTCAACTGTGTAGTCATCTTTACATGCACTACCAGCTTCAAGAGTAAGGGTATTCAGTTTGATACCAACTACTCCAGCAAGAGCTGCTTCAATATCTGTAAGTCTATCACCATCAGCATCACAATCAGGACGGCTGATATTCTTGATACGAAGTTTTCTAGTTGAACTGATACCAGTACCACAAGTTTCCCAAGCTACAGCTACAGGTGTGTCGAACACACAAACTGCAGGTTCTGTATGAGAGAACTCGATGATATCGGTTCCAATTGCGGGGTCAAGAACTGTTCCAGCAACAAACTTAACTTTCACAAGTGCTACGGCACCATCCTGAGCAATAAATACTGCATCAGGGTTAGCTGTACCAGCAGCTGTAGTTGTAGAAGTAGTTGATGTAGAAGTAGTTATAGACTCCTGAGTTGCATAATCTTGCCATACGGTGTTGGCATATGCATCTCTTGTTGCAGCAGTTGAGAAATTCTCACCACCTACGATTGGACGCTTGATAAGGAATACATCCTTAGCAGGTACAAGGTAGCTGTCTGCTGGACAATCTTCACACACTGCCTGTAGAACAGAACCGCTTTGCTGGAAAGCAGAAGGAGCAGTAGCACCATCAGCTTGGCAGAACTGGTAAGTAGACTGGCTACCTACACGGCTTGTTCTTACTACATTTACGCCAACAGGAGCTTGAGCCTTAACAGCGTTAAGAGCTTGTGCATCACCATTGTCACAAAGAGTCAGACAATACTTTGTCATGTTTGGAGTACCAGTGCTGTAAGTGCTGCTTACATACTTTGCAGTTACACCAAACTTACGAAGTTCTGTGTGGTTATTAATAAGGTCGATAAGTGACTTTGTATGAACTTCACAGTCCACGATTGGGTCAGGACAGTCACCTCCTGCACATGGTTCAGTACAATCTTCCTTTGGAGTGTAGGATACTACATACTCCTTAGGACCGTTAAAGAAACGATATACGGGTTGACCGTGGAAGTAGAACTTAATACGGAGAGCTTCTCCAGTATTAAATTTCAGGCCCTTGGAAGACGGAGAACCGTTGTATCCAATTACCCACTCTTCGTTCTGAAGTCTCTGAGGCTTAGAAAGGTACATACCCTCTACGTCCTTTGCGAAGAAGAAAGGAGACTTGTGGCTGTTGCGTACTTCCGCACCATACCAATCAAGACCACCGTTTGCTCCTTGAGCAAAGAAGAGTTCTTTACCATTTCCAATAGCTGTTGCTACAGAGAAGGTGTTACGGTCAAACAGACCAACCTTTCCGGGGGTAAGGTCTGCAGAATGACCAGAAGTTGCTATTCCTCCATTTACCACATAAAAGGGTACATGATAGCTAAAATTTTCCATAAAACTTTGTTGTTAATTGTTATTTAATTATTAGATTCAACTCTTGACTCCGTTAGAGCCTTTGCATTCAATGATTCAATATCTGATGCTATGATTTTACAAGCCTCATCTACCAGAAGTTCACATACATCATCTTTGAACTCTACAATAGTAGATAATTTCTTGAAGTCATAGAAAATAGGTTTTCTGTAGTATGTTAACTCGACCTTATCTATTGTAAAGTCTTTGTTGTGATATACATGGACCCTATTTCCAATTAGGGTATGAAATGTTTCCTCAAATTCAAATGAGGGCAATTCATTTACCAGACTATCTACATTTGCCTCTTCTTTGAGGTTAGATTTGATTGCTACTCCCTGACATACACCCTTTGATACATATGGGGTTAGTCTTTTGAAGTAGAGATAGTCAGATGGAAGTTTGTTAGTTTCTACATAAACTCCCTTATCCCTAATTACCAGATTATCCGTTTTTAAAAGAACTTGCAGGTCATCGACTCTCATTACAGTCTCTTCGTCACCTTCCTGCTTTATATTATTACCATGGTACTGTCTTCTTACCCACTCGTTCACTGCCTTATTAAATGCTTCCTGCTTGACATATGGCCAAAGGTTGTCATAGTCATCGGAGGCACTTTTATTTAGGCGTAAGTCAATTTTAGCAGATATTTGAAGAAGTGTCATTATTCTTTCCATTTAGCTTCAACGAGGTCTCTGAGCTTCTCATAATCCACGTTGAATTTAGGTTTCATTAGATTTGTAACAGCTTCTTGAATGGTGTTTCCAAGAATTGTACCATCTGATGTAACGTACTTCTTCTCTCTCTGGTTAATATAGTTGAAGTACTCACCTGCCTTTAAATAAGCTTCTGTATAAAGAAGTTTTCTTGTTTGAGGTGACTTCCACTTATTTGCGTACTCAATAAATGTCTTTGGACAGTTTTTCTTCTTCTTAGTCTGAAGTTTACCATCAATATACTTAATATGGTAATTGATAAGGTCTTTTTCAGATGTAGAGTTATTATATGCACCAAATGCATTTGTATCGTACTGCAGACACCAAGCAAGTATATAAAGAGCGTCTTTTCCAAATTCCTTTCTCAGTTCACCGAGTGCCATATGAGCATCGGAACGTGTGATATCCTCTTCATCATCCATAGAGACATTCTCTATTTCCAATACAAGATAATGAGGAATTTGGTATCTTTCTGCCCACTCTCTGGTAGGTGCAACTAGGTCACTAAAAGCACCACCTATTATAGAAAGATACAGAAGTGCGTGAGCAGGGTTCTCTGTATCATAGTATGTATCAATGTTTTCATTGGTTACATACAGTTTGTTTACATCTCTTGTTCTCTTCCAGAATGAGAAGTTTTGGGGATTAATAACTGCCTCTCCTCCATAGAACCTCTCAATAGTTGGACGCATGTTCTTGATTGTCTCTTTTACAACAGCTTTCTCTTCATCAGAGAACCATTTGTAAAATTCTACTTGTCCTTCATCCAATCCTGTAGTAAATGTCCACTTTGTTGGATTTCCAAGTGCGTCAGTTTCAACTGCACGGGCTGTTCTTTCACAATTTCTTGAGAAGGGCTCTCCAGTACCCGTATATCTTATAAAAGAGTCACCTTCTTTGGTAGCTTTACCAGCTGTGTTTTTGATAGCAAAACGTATAGACATATATGTTGGTTTTAATGAAGAATTGGTTGGATATCCAGCACCGCCATCGTGGAGGCTTCTTCTTGGTGCCAGAGGGTCTTACGGGACCCTCATTTATTTTAAGAATTACAATGCAGCAATTCCTGTACGTGGGTTCTTTGGAACAAGTTTCAGCAACTTAGTTGGGTCTTTTACAATTGCTGTGTCAGCCTTGCTCACAAACTTAACCTGATATCCACTCAGTTCATCAGAAGCCTGAGAAACAGAGATATTCATACCATTCACGTTTGTAGTAGAACGGAGAAGTGGGTGTGTTTGGTCACCAGCTTCCACAATCATTCTCATCTTATGGCCATTCTTACGGATGATTGCGATGTTATCACGAGAAGTGTTGTAATCTTCAATCAACATTGTGTAAGAAGAAAGACGATAACCACCGGGAAGAATTGGGTTAACAAACTCGTCAGCCTTCACTGGGTCAAAACCGGGTTCCCACTCAACCGACAGATAACCAATGTTAGGAATCTGATACTTAACAAAGCGTGCTGCATTGTAAGTAAGGTTAGCTGCGTTAGAACCAGTAATGAATCCGAATTCTGCGTTCTGAAGTTGTGCAGGGATTTGGAATCCACTCTTCATAAAGGCTTTGTAGATAAGCTCACTACCACCACGACCTGTACGGATTACATACATATTGTCAGAGATAGACTCTCTCAGAGGTACTTTACCGAACTCGAAGTCCTTAATGGCATCGGTAAGAGTATCCAGAGTAAAGGTATCAATTGAGTAGCTGTGCTTATAACCTGCCAAATCAAGCTGGAACCATACACCGGGAACAAGACGCTGAGTGTCATAACCATCTCTCAGGATATCGATTTGGTCACTCCAAATCATCAGGTCATTGTTCTGCTTCTGCATCATGTTGATGGCAACACTATCAAGAAGGTTAACCATAGCTGCTTCACCGTTACCTTTGGCCTTTTCTTCCATAAGTCTTTCGAAATACATCTTATAGCTCTCAGGATTTCTAAGGTCGATAACCTTGTTGTCAGCAATACCTTTAACTTGATAGAACTGAAGAACAGTTTGTTCCATCATTTGGATTTGTCTAGCGTCAATACGAGTGTGTGTATTCAGATACTCTACAGCACCAGAAGTAACACGGTAAGACTGCTGAAGCATTACATTTGACAGATAGTTCTTATACTTAGCAAGTGAAGGAACTCCACTGATTGACCAAGTTGATTTGTTTGAGGAGAAATCAAGACCTCTGATGTCGGCCAGCTTTATAATCTGACGCTGAGGTTGGAATTCTGCTTTAGTAACCCACTTAACTTGAGAGTTAGTGTTAAGAACTGCCCATACCTTGTAGTGCTCACCAAGTTGCTCGATAGGACGGTCAACTACGGTAAATGAGATACGGGAAGTCAGGTCAAACTTGAAGATAGAGCCGGGAGCCAAACCTCTGCAGGATACTACAAAAGGAATTTCTTCATCGTCCATACCTTGCTTGTCCTTATCCAATCCGGCAGAAATAAGACGCATTGTCGAATCTGCAGCAGATGGTAACTCAAATGTGTAGTAGTCAGCATCTGTATAAATAACTTGGGCGTTATCTATAGCAAGGGTTAGTAATGGAGAATCAGTTCTCTGTCTAAGAGCCCATAGGTCCAGTACACCAAAATCTAGTGGCTTTTCTGGAGCAAGAGCTGTTACGTAAGGGATATCAATATGATTTTTGATACCCAATGAGCGGGATTGGCCGATAAATATACCGGGGTGACCTAAGGTCCCTAATCCTTGTCTGTTATCTGTTCCGGGGATAAACATATGTGTAAATTTAATTTTATTTTATTTTTACCTACCGAATGTAGGTTTTGTTTTGTATTGATTTCTCTGAATTGGTCGATTTTCTTCATCGTAATCCTTTCCAGAAGTTGTTCTTGATTCTCCAGCTATTCTTAGTTTTTTCTCAAGAGATGCAGCTGTTTGATTAGCTACATTTGCACCAAGATAATTATAGAAGGAATCACTTTTTGAGAGAAGTAGTGCAATCTCTTTCAGGGTTTTGAAGTCTTTCTTCTCAAACAATCCATCTATTGCAGAGTATATTGCGTATCCTTGAGTATCCTGAGAAGGTTCACCTATCAAATCATAGATTACTGCCTTTTCTTCTTGCTTTAATTTGGTCTTTCCAAATATAGGCTTCTCAAGTTCCTGTATAGCAGCCTCTCTTAACTCAGAGACCATCTGCATATATCTCTTATCTTCTTCTTGTTTTTCAGCCATCTGTCTTGCAAGGAACTGCTGCTCCTGCTGCATGATGATTGGCTTGTATTGCTTAGCTGTAGATACCAGCTTATCTGTTGTTTTAAGAGCCTCAATCTGCTGGTCAATTACCTCATCTGGGTCTCCTCTCTGTGCAAGACGTGCTCTAACTATTTGTTCTGCTCCGTCTATCTCGTTCTCATCTATATTAGCTACAGACTGGATTGTCTGAACACCCTGTATAAATGGAATCAACTGAGATGGGTCATCTACCAGTTCTGCATATTGGCTAACTACCTTCCAAGCTGGAGACTTACTCTCGTACCAAGATTTTTCTAAATCCTTCTTGGCTTGCTCTAGTCTGTAGTTAATCTGCAGTTCAAGTACTTCATCGTATTCTTCTGCTGTTTTTGGAATAAAGAGTGTTTTATTTCCCTTTTCGTCCTCTTCCTCTACTGCTACAAATTTTCCAGACTTTACTCTATCCTCAAAGTAGGATGTGAGGTCTTTTATCTCAGTTGTTGCAGGAGCTTTATTTTCTCCCAGAATATCTACTTCAGATTTGTCGTCAACTTTATCGTCAACTTTGTCATCCTTCTTATCGTCCTGATTATCAGGAGTTTGTGTAGTTTCCTCTGTAGTAGATGATTGTGGTGTTTTTAGGATATCTACATCCTGAACATGCATCCCAAATCCGGGTTTTACTTGATTTTGAACATTGGTATTTCCTAGTTCTGGGAACATATCGACCAGCATATTCTGGTCTACGCTTTGTACGTTTGTGTCCATGTTGTTGGTTTTTAGACTTCTATAAATTGATAATAAACATTTTAAGTTAATTTTCCAAATAATTGTCAATATAGCTAAATGTAACTAGCTAATATCTGACTAATTTTATTTTTTCTTCTTTTTAGCTGCTGCCTTTTTCTTTAATTCGGCTGCAGTCTTATTCTCTTTTGCTACAGCCAGAGCTGCATCTGCTTGAATTTTAGCTTTTTGTAACTCAACCAGATTCTTCTCTCTTTGTACCAATAGCTTATCTCTATCTGCCTGACGTTTCTGATTAAGAATATCCTCTCCAAGCTTTCTGTTATTCTCTACTTCTTGGGCCATTATCTGACTCTTTAGGTTCTCCTGAGCATCTGGAATAGCGTTGGCATTGTTATCAGATTGTAATCCACCAAGTGCTCTGATATACGCAACATCAACCTGAGTTTGTCTATCAGCATCATTTTGTGCAGCCTCAAACTCCAATTTAGCAGCTTCCATTTCTTGATTAGCAGCAATCTGTTGTTGTTGTAGAGCTTGTTCATGCTCCATTTGTGCCTTCTCTCTTTCCTCTGCCTCCAGTTCACCCTGACGGATTAAGTTAAGCAGCTTTGGAACAGATTGTTCTACTAGTGCAGTTATCTGTGCGGAAGATTTGATATCTAGAGTATTGTTGTTCTGTAGGAACTGAGCAATAGTTTGTAGGGCAGCTCTTACGTTTGCCTTACTCTTTAGGTTGATATTATAGTGAGGAAGTAAATTCTCCATTCCCTCTATCTCAAGAAATACATTCTCATCTCTCTCGTTCATATATACAGCACGGGAAGATTCTTGGAATGTTGTGTAATACTGAGCAGCATCCAGCATTCTCTGTCTTACTCTCTGCATCAAGTTAGCATGCTGGTCAAAATACTTCTCTGTCTGAGATTCAGAATACTCAATAGCCTGATTAATACCTGTAGCTGTCTCAGATGCCTTATTCTGACCCAATCTTTGACGAGTAATACCAATTAATTCACCAGCTTCCCACTTAATCTCCTGACCTAATCTGAAGTATAATTGAGCCTCTTGGACTGTAGATAACTGTAAAACTTGAGGAAGAGCAGGTTGTCCAGCACCCTCTAACGCATCTCTGGATACATTATATGCAAGAATATCAGATTCTCTTAGTGATTCCTCATATGCATCCATTGGGTCGATGGATGACATATTATTTGATAGATTATTTGGGGATGCTATACGTCTATCTATAGCAATCTTATTACCATAATCTTTAAGGAACTTCTTGGGAACCTTATTCATACAGATATTGTAGATAATCTGCAGAGGTTTAACTCTATCAATAAATGAGTGCGTATCTGTATTTAAATAGGAGTACTCACATCCCTCTACAGGAGGTAAGCTATCAAATGGATTATTTCTTCCCTTAAACTGGAAACGAACTGGACCACCATCTATATAGATAGATTGTAGGGAATTCCTATCCTGTAACCAGAAGGTATGTTTCTGGTTAGGAGAAATCTTCATTACATGTCTCCATTCTGGAACCCATGTCCAGTCTATGTGCTCACCATATAAAAGATTGTCTTTCGTTTCTTCCTTAACAACAGACTTATCATATACGGGCTCCATGGTAACTTTATAGTTCTCATCTACCCAGTCTGGTTGTTCTATTGTTCCATCCTTATTTATTTTAGTTAACCAGCCTATTCTTTTAAGTGACCTCCAATATAGACGCATTACACGGAACATCTGCGGATGACCAGTAACCCTTCTTCCCCATACAGGATTGAGGATATCTACCTCCATATTATGGTCAAAGTTTGGAGAACGCATAAAGTTATATGCCAACTCCTTACCCAATAGGGCATCGTTCATTTTAGGGTCTAGCTCGGTTGCTGCTAACCAAGGCTTGGATAAATCATAGTATTCACCCTGACGACTCTTAAGGTAGTCAGGAACAATGATGTTTTGTGTTTTAACATAAATATCCTTCAGCTTCAGGATATCCTCTTCCTTCATTCTTCTGCCAAATTTATTAACAATATCCCCAGCAGACATGAAATCAAACCATAGAAAATAATCTCCATCACTGACATACTTTATATTTGGACCTTTGTGGTAGTCACACCATTTAGGATTAAGTAATTCTACACGAAAATCATCATCCATTAAATCTAAATGCCAGAATTCTCTATCACATATCAGTCCGCTCTCAAACGCATCTGGTTCTATTTCGTATAGGTTATATCTATTTTCTTGTATCTTTAGTACCTTCTCTGCCCACTTTACACCAGTTGTACGGAAATTTCTACTCTCCATCTCAATTGTCTTGAGACGATTCATAGCCTCCATCATCTGTGCTTGGAATTCTTCAGGATTTACTTCTTCAGTAATTCCCATCTCAGCCAGTGCCATTTGCTTCTCCATAGCAGCCTGTGCCATTATAACTTCCTCAAATTGCTGCTTCTTGAAGTTAAATACTTCAGCTGTAGATTGTGGGTCAACTGCCTCAACAGTCCAGCTATTATTTCTCTTTATAAATTCTCCTCTTAGGATATCTACAAAGTTTGGAGCAAGTGGATAGAATTGCTCAAGAGGGGACTGTGATTCTGGTGGCATTACCCAACCAACTGCCTGATAGTACTCGTTAGCAGTAGGATTAATGATATAATCAGATGGGTTTAGCTTACCATATCTCATCCAATAGTTACGCTGGATTTTACCAGCCTTTCTCTCAACATTATTCCATCCTGCAGTTTCGTAATAGTCTGCAACAGCCTTTATCCAATCCTCTGTCTTCTGCTCAAGAGTGAGCATCTGAAATGGAAGAATGTCGTCGATAGCTCCGTTTAGAAGAGTATTCTTATCTAACTTAAAGCCTTTATAGAGGTCTGACCCCCAGATTAATTTTTGTGCCATATTTAAAGCATTGAGAAGGGTTTTCTAGGCTTGTTGGAGACGAAGGTTTTAAAACCTCCTCCAAGCATATTTGTTCTTCTTGGTTGTTTATATTGTTGTTTTGGTTGTTCATCAACTACTTCAGATTTTCTTTTTATAAACCTGTTTTGTTGATATATTTTACATATGAAGAGTGCTCCCATAAATGATACAAGACGGTCATAGTTTCCTTTAGCTCTTCCCTTAACCTCTACATATCTTATAAATTCCTCAAGGAGCCAGTAGTCATCTATTCTATCTATGCCTGTGAATATCTTTAGAACCTCTTCTTGTCCGTTCTTTGTAAAGGTACTCCTTCCAAATTCTGTATGGAAGTACTCTTTTGCATATGCCTTAAAGTATTTCCATATCTCAGTATTATCACCTTTATGGAATCCGAATTTAGAGTTATTAGCAACATTACCTGACTTTATGTTGAGGTCCTTAAACATAGGAACATCACTCTCTTTTGCCAGATACTTCTCAGCTTTACCAATTTCTCTCATATAATTGATAAAGTTTGGCTTATTTCGTTCAGCGTAGGTAAAGGCATTATATAATTTTAGTCCTAACCAAATCTGATGATTTGTTTCCTTTGCTGTTTTGAAACGACCTCTATACGTTGCTACTAACTTATCTCCCTCTATTCTTGTCTTTATCTTACCATCTTTATCTTTATAACTGACTTCTACAGCCGTCTTAAAGATATCAACAGAAGCTATAGATGAAGAGGTAGATGTATCATCAACTTCGATAGCATCCACACATGCAAAATATGTAAAGAACTCTGCGTTTTCGTCTGGTAACTCATATAGAGTCCAAACACCTCTTTTATCTTCCCATTCAGGGTTAACAGGATATCCGTGTTCTGGTGGAAGATTTCTTGTATTAAGAACTACCTTACCATCTGTTTCCTCGAATAATCCCTTTTGAGGTTTGAATTCCCAACTATTGGTTTGTTCCTTTAGCTTAATTCTCTCCTGCTGCTTCTTCAGTAGCTGGATTGGGAATTCTGATAATGTTCTCTGGTCAAATGCCTGTTGAGGAGATGTACACTTCTGGGATAACTGTAGCTGTTTTAATTCAGCTTTCTTCGTAGAGGAACGAATCTTTTCCTCCTGACGAGCTATCCACTCCATAGCCAACTCTACATCTGAGTTACCATTTTCATCCATGAATGGTTTACTAGTTACATCATCCTTACCAAGCATGTTATATGCCTCAGATATGAAGATACAACATGTCTCATTTTCTGGTGTTATAACCTTATCCCAGATATTCTTAACACCTAGGAAGTTATAGTCTTCTGGGTTGTAGAAGATTGCCTTCAATCCCTCTGCATCCTCCAGTTCACCAACTGAACCACAGGCTATAATAGTACCTGTAGTCTCAGAACCTTTCTCCAAGGCAGGACGAATAAATTCTATCGTCTCTAAAAGAGTAGGAGCTACACCCGGTTCTTCGTAGTTGAAGAATGTCTGGGCACCACCTACGTCATTTGAGGGTGACTGCTTGAAGGTAACACCTGCCAGCTTAGAGGATAAACCATATGGATTATTATCCTTACCAACTGTTACCTCATGCCACTCAAGAGATTTGGGGAGAGTTGGACCTCTCTTCCAAGCTGTATTAGAATTGATATGCTTCCTATATCCCTCTAAGAATCTCCAGCTCTTCTTTACCAAATCCTCAGCAAAGGCTCCTACAGTATTTACACTGTTCTCAAACCAGCAGTAGCACCAATATAAGATGGCCATATGCTTGTATGAGTAACCTTTCTGTCTACCCTTTACTCCCCCAACGTGTTTACCTGTTAATAAAGCAAGCATTACATAATGCATATACCACAGGTCTCCGTCCCAAACACTGGGAAGTCTTTTCTTCTTCTCTATGTCCACATATATTGGACAGAAGTTCAAGTACCAGTAATAGAAGGGAGGTAGATACCAGTCATCTATTATAACTCCATTTAGTACTTTATCTTTCTCGTTTCTCCAGTATTTCTTCCAAGCGTGTGTTCCCTTTATAGCTTTGGTATACACACCTCCCTCAAAGTTGGGTTTTCCACTCTTCTTTGCTTCCTCTGCATACTTAAGTCCCTCCATTTGGAAGTTCTTAACATTTCTGAGTTTATATTTGTCAGGTGACTCCTTAAATTGGTCTTTAACAAATGCAACAAACTCTGCATGGTCTGCAAATTCTACGTGACCCCATTGTTGGTTCTCCGAGTCGTATCTTTGTATTTTTAATGGATATTGCCAAAACATTTATTAGTATTCTCCTAATTCATTTCCGCCCTTCATTTTAGGACTTATCTCATCATCTGCAATCTTTCTAATATTAGCAGCAGCCGCAGATATCTTTTCTACTTTGTCTATAAAGGCGAGACGGTCCTTCATATTCCCATCCATTCCACCTATCAGAGGTGTATCCTTTAGGTACTTTCTCCATCTATGTAACTCCTCCTCCATTTCATCTGCCAGAAGTGTTTGTGGAGATTCCCATAAAGACTTTAGTCTTTCTATTGCAGGAGCTATCAATTCATCTTCCTCGTCAAAATCACCCATTGTATCCTTTATATCAAATAGGGCAGCTTCTGCTCTCTCCTCTTTTGGGATATTTTTATATGGTGAATCAGGATAACTTAATGCTGATACATACGCTAAGTATGGTTCAGCCATATCATCATGCTTATCTAGAATCCTTTTTATCTCAGGAATCGTATATGCTTCCGGTGTAACCTTTACTCTGCCGTCTTCGTATTCGAGTATTCTTGGTAGCATTTGTTTTTATCTGTTGGTTTATAAGTGAAATCGTACTCTTTAAGAGAAATTCTGAAGTCAAATTCCACTATCATATCGTATGGAATATCGACTTTTGCGTTCTTTTTTAAATCATCTATTACTTTGGACCTCATTTCTTTGTCAGGAACATACTTATATTTAGTTTCTCTCTGAAGCTTCTTATCTGGAACGTCCTGACTTACAAAAACAATAGTACTCATGCTTTTACTTTTAGGGTTGCTAGCATATCCATAACTTCCTTCTTTCGATAGGGTAATTGGATTTGCTCAATCTTTTTTACAATTGGTTTGCCATCTTCAAGAATCGGAAGTCCATCTTCATCTCTCTCAAGATGTACATGCTCAATCATAATATCACCCGTCCTAAGTGTTCCCCTGTTTGCTCTCCATAAAAGATACATGTACAATGACATCTTAATAGAATAGATATTAGCATTACAGTCATCTAGGTGTGCCAATGGTCCAAGTAGCTTCTGTGGTTTTACCCACTGACTAGAAAAAGCCTTAAACTTTATCTCTGCGTCAGTATTATGAGTTTTTATGTAATTTCTGGTGACAAGATATGTATGAGCAGGACTATCTACAGATATACATTTTGTCGGTATACTATCTATCTTCCTTATTTCTTTTATATATCTATAATTAGATTTCTCCTTATTATTAGGTTTATAATCTTCATTCTTTGTTAGAAATGGATTTTCCTTAGCATCAAAATTAACATGAAAACAAGATATATTATCTTTACCAAAACCTGATGTTTTGGCTTTAATAATAGTTGGTTTCCAACCAAGAGACGAAACTATTTCAGATATTCCATTAGCTTGCCATTCTTTTGTTGTAACCATCACACATCTTTTTCTCTTTTTATTCCAACTACCATCTGTATCCATAAGACCACGAAGTAAATCTAATCTTTGTTCATAAGACCCTCTAAGATATATATCAGGAATATGTTTATTTTTAAGTAATCCAAGTTTTGTTAATTGAGTTTCTAATCCAAATATTGTTTTATCCTGAGCTTTGCCAGAACTACCTCCTGAAATATCTTTCCCAAGAGTATATCCTCTTTTCTCTATTTCTATCCATAAATTCGGATTCATATTTGTAATTCTACCAGCATGTGAGTTACCATCTCCTAACCACACTCCTAAAATATAAGGGTCTATAGGAAGTTCAATTTTAGGTAAAACCAAAGGGTTGCATTTTATTCTTATAGGTTTACCTTTACCAAAATATGAGAATAATTCATCAGTTCTTTTCTCTAAATCTTTATATTTACCTTTTGAGAGTCTGTGTGAAATCTCCCATTTATGTTCATGGTCACATACTATACTATCACCTGTATCAAAAAATACCCTGTAACATGGATTATAATGTATTTCAGAAATATGCTTGACTGATGTTAATATACCTTCTCCGTCAAAAATCCTATCACCAACCTGAATATCAGCCATTAGTTTAAATCCTGTCTCTGTAGGTATTATTGTATCAAGAGCCAAACCTTTATAGTCCCAGATATTTATTTTATTGTTGGCAACAATTACTTTATCTGATTGTCCACAAATCATATGCTCTATGTCATATATCATTAATTCTGGATATACGGTATTATTCTCCAGCTTATTAATGGGAATTGACCACTTGTCTGTTCCTGTATAGAGGCACTCCTTAGTAGAACATGGTGTATTATAAAAGATGGGATTTTCCTGCCCCAACAACTCTTCTTCCTTAATAGAGTGAAAAATTGTTCCTATTTTGGCAGATAAATCCCTCTTCTCCTCCCACTTCTTAAGGATTTCCTCGGTGGTAGTTGGTTCTCCGGCTTTTGTCTTTTTTGCTGCTACCTTTTTGGCAACTGCTTTCCAATCAACTTTTGGTTTAAATCTTTCTGTAAATGCTGACACTGAGATTAACTCTCTTCCATCTTCTGTCAAATACTGGTGTGTATCTTCTATGAATTTAACTTTACTCATATGAATCTGCTGTAAATGTCAGCTTCAAGAGATTATCCCTATTCCACTGCACATTCACGAATTTTTGTTGGGTACCAGTAGAACCCGGAGTAAAGATTACATCTATATTTGATGTATCTCCCGGACCAAGCTTTACCTTAGAGGTGGATGCCTTTGTACAGGACCCACAACCTACTGATATTCTGTCAATTATAACTTCGTTCTGTCCGTTGTTTCTTAATGCAAACTGGAAGGAGTAAGGACTTCCCTTCTTTACCTTCCCTAAATCTTTTACTGTATCGACTGCTACTAACATAGTTGGATTATAAGAATAGTTTTATGTCATTGGTTTTCTTAAATTCTTTCCATTTCTTTTTACCCATCATCTCAGGGTAGCAGAATGGTTCATTCTCACATCCCATATCAGCTGTGGTTTTTGGGACAATCTCACATCCACACTGAATGCAGTGTCCCTGTTTCCAGCATTCTGGAGATTTAAGGGCTACTTCACCCCTTCTCCAGATAATCTGTTCTTTTATGTGTTTTGGAGTTGGGAGAATTCCCCTAATCCAGCTCTGCATAACTGCCCATATATGCCTCAAATCTAGTTTAGCTGGATTCAGTGCACTAGTTTTCCCTCTCAGGAGTTTCCAATAATATATTATCTTCATTCAGATTTAAATTTTTCTTCATCATTTGGCTCTAGAAGTATTTGAGTTTCATGTCTTTTTTGTCTAATTTCTTGTTTAAGTTGAAGATATCTGTCATATTCCTCCAACCTCTCCTTAAAGTTCATATACTGAGTATGCTTCTCTAAATAGGAGAGGTAGGAGGCTTCTGACGAAAAATCTTCTCTTGTCTTTACTTTAGCACGGTCTGTCCACTCATTTACAACTATCTCCATCCTCTTTTTCCTGAGGTGCCATGAACCAATCCCCTTCAGCTTAAGAATAAGAGATTCAGGGTCCTTAATCATACTTGCGGTTTCCTTGAAGACAAATGAGCCTATATCCTTGTATAGCTGCTCACTTTCCCCGGTCTCCTCGGCTACCATCTTATATATATCAAGGTGATTAGTTTGCATGGGTTATAGTATGTTGAAGTAGCAATTTATCAAAGTCAATCTGTGGAATATACTTAGAAGATACTGATAATGAGGTATTTCTGGGCTTTTCCAGAACCCCAAGATTAGTATACTTAGAAAGTGTATTCCTGATAGATTGCTTACTTTTCTTATACTTCTTCTCCAAACATGTATCAAAGAACTGTTCCTGTTTCTCGGAATTTGAGTATCCTCCAAAACAGTATAACTCAATTATTATATTGATGTCATTTTCATAGGGTTGTATGTTATATTGAAGAAATTTCAAATACAAATGCACCCTCAGGACATCCCTTTTGTCAGGGAGTAGAACCTTATCTAGAAATGACTTAATGACCATGTTGGTTTTTTATAGAGATAATATACTAAAAATAAATTAACTTTTCAAATATAAAATTGCAGAATTAAGTCTATCTATACTTTCGTCAAATATTCCTATCCCCATATTACATTTGCTGCACAATAGACCTCTTATTTTTCCGCTAATATGACAGTGGTCTATATGAAATCTTTTCCCCGATGACTCCTTTTTCTTTCCACAAATAGCACACGAATATCCTTGCTTTTTCCAAATTTCTTCTATTTCATTTTTACCTATACCATACTTCATCTTTGCTACAGTGAAGTAATTATACCCACTCTCTCCGGGGTTCAAATCTCCATGTTTGGTTTTCTTTCTCTCTATTCTTCTTTCTATAATCTTAATCAGTCCTTTTTTAGAAAGTTGGAACAAAGAGGAATATACAGTAGACGTTACACACTTAGCAATATTTGCAATCTTTTGTAAGTCATCATCTATTATAACTACTATATCGTTTAAACTATTAGTTTTTAAGTAGTTGTAAGTTTTTTTCTCTACATTTTGTAACTTTATTTCTTTGTCTGCTTCGAATACTTTTACGACTCTACTTCCTGTCATATGATTAATATACAAAATTTTTAATTCACTACCAAATTTATTTTGAAAATAAATCTATTAGGTGAAATTAACCTATGGGATTAATCTCATCAGTTCTGCCTTGTTCTCACAGAGCACACAAAGGTCTCTCAACTGAGAGATAGGAACACCATCATTACGTAGCATTGTCTCATTCCATGTAATAACAGGAGTATCTCCTCTTACAGTATAGTCACGGAATATTTCTGGACAAATTGATGCTGGTAATTCCAGTATTCTGTCAATTAGTTGATACCTATATTCTGACATATTAAATGATATTTTCTCAGAATTAAAGTGAATGGTTGTTTTCTTATCGTGGTCAACCACGGTGAACTGTTTACTCATGCCATTAAGGTCTGTGTATGTTCCACCGTGGTTCCCAATATAATCAGCTTTTCTGTCTGTTGCCATTAGTTAGCCTCCTCTAGTTTAATTTCTCCTACAGAATCTTCCTGATTCTTCTTCTCAATTTCCTCATTGAGGTTCTTCATGAATTGCTCCATTGCTTCCCTCTCCTTCTTCAGTCTTTCAGCAGCTCTCTCCTGATACTCCTTATATAGGGGTTCCAGTTTCTCTGCCTCAAGGGAGTAGTACATTTTCTCATAATAAGCCTTCCATGAACGAGCAGACAATTCCTGCTCAATAACTGTTTGTCTCATTGCCTCCATTTGGGGAGTATCCATGTTCTTGTTTCCGTTTACTTTACTCATTTTCATCTGGTTTTTGTGTTTGCATAATTCCCTCAAGTTGTTGAGGAGTTAAAGTTATTACTCTGATTTCTCTTTTTTCAGATTCTTTTGCAGCTTTTTCTGCTTCATATTGTTCTGCAAATTTTGCAATTTCTGCCTTAAATTTCTTTCTTGACCAAGGTACAAGAAGTTGTCCAACACTTGCAAATCTTACAATACATGCATCAAACTTTCCATCTATTGCCTTTTCTACTGATTCCTTTGATGGTAGCCATCTGTCTTCTATTCCAACAAAATCAAAATATGGGTACTCAGCCTCTCCAAATATCATATCATATTCTGTAGGCTCATCATTTGATACCCTTCCAAGTAGTCTATCTTCTGCTGACTTTCTTTCCTCGTTATCACCATCTATCATGACAATTGGAAAATTAAATAATTCGTTCATCATATTTTTCATTTTAACAAAAGTACAAGTTTAGTTTATATTATCCAAATAATTTACTATCAATCTATTGTATCAACACATCCTATAGAGGGAATATGCATAACTCTATATGTCTGTAGTGTAGACGTAGATTTAATACACTTCCCCATTCCCATTATATCTGATATAAAATCCCAGTCATGTCCATACTTTTCTGTATGTGGACGACATTTCTTTGCTATATCTGTTTTAACAATTATTTCACTATGTCCTATCTGACAAAATCCCAAACGTGAGATACGTGGACTCTTTGATGGCTCAAGATAGCTATCAAAGTACATCATATCTATATCTGGATATTTTTCTATCTCCATATAGTTAGATAGGTGATTTGGGAGAATTACATCATCATTAGCAAAGAATACCAAATACTTTCCTGTGGCATTCTGGATGGCATGGTTGGTTAATTTATAACCGTGACCTCCGCCATTCTCCTTAGCATTAAAGTAATGTAGTTTGTTTCCATGTAGATTGGCACCCCATTGTAGCCACTCCATCTCTCCACTATCTATCATCTTCTGAAAGTGGGGACAGTTATCTCCCATTATAAATGCTTCCCATCCCTTTAAATCCTGATTAAGGATACATTGAATGGCTCTTCTTGTACGTTGAGGTCTCCCAAAACAAGGTAATGATATTGTTACTCTCATTTCTTTATATTCTCTCCTATATCTTTAGCTGGAACCCCAGCATATTTTCTATTTGGTGATAATTCTGTTTTCTTTGTTACTACTGCTCCCATACCTATCATACATTGTGAAGGTATCTCTACCCACTGATGTATAGTGGCATTTAATCCTAGGTTACAGTTATCATTAATTATGCAGTGACCTCCTACCTTTGCTCCACAGGATACCGTAACTCCATTCCCAATAACTGCATCATGTCCAACATGTGAGTGCTTTAGGAACCAGCATCTATTCATTATAACTGTCTTCTGCTCCGTAGATGCATCTATTGTAACCATTCCTGTAAAAATATTATTATCTCCAATCTCTACCTCTCCTACCCCTGCTCCATCAAATGTAGGCATCAGCATATTTGAGGCTTTCTCGTTGGTTATCCAGTACTTCTTATGCTCTGCAGGATAACCAATTACACAGAATGGTCCAACGTAGTTACCCTTTCCCATTTTAACATTTGGGCCAATTATGGCCGTGGGATGTATAAAATTATGCTCATGGATGGGAGATAACCACTCTGGCATATTTATATTGTATCCCTCTAAGTCCTGATACGTATCATTCATGCTTTATCTGAGTTGATGTTGTATAATATGGTTCAGTAATAACAGGAGGTTGCTGATAGTAATAGGGCCATGGGTAATATGGTACCTGATAAGGTAAAGGGATAAACTTTGTTCCCTCATTATCCTGTAGGAGGACCCACATCTCATCAAATGTGATGTGTCCTGCTGTAAATAACCTCTGGATTATTTCTTTCTTGTCTGGGAGTATGTTAGTTGTTGTCATAGTTTTGTTCCTAAAAATACCCCTACACCTATTAGTAGGGCTTTTTGAAACCATTTAGGTTTCTTCTGTGGTTTATAAAATACTGAGTTTGACCCATCTACCTTTATATAGGGATTAGAGTGCTTAAATTGTACCTCAATTGTTGGCTTTCGTAAGAAGCGTCTATGCTCAACAAACTGTAAATCAAGGGTATCTACTATTGCCAACCTGTTTATTACAAGGGATGGTGTGCGGTTGGTCTTCTTCAATGTAAAGTTTACATCAATATCCTTCGTTGTAAAGGAATCTGTATGTGGTGTCTCTATAGCAGAGTCTCTATAGAATGCTATGACATCCTTGCATACCTGTTCTACAGAGTCCTCAAATCTCTTCATACGGGCCGTATCTACCCAACTAATCTCCAAGGTATCAATACGTGTAGTTGTACGTCCTCTATAGTAGGCTATTACTTCTCTGTTCTTCTTATCCTTCTTCTTTAGGTCGAAGATAGAGTCTGTCAGATTCTTAATAGCTGATTGTGAGGATGTTATAATAGACTGTTGTGAATAGATGGTATCTCCCTTCTTATTCAGAAGGGTCTGTAATGTCTGTTTATCCAGCTCTGCCTGAGTAATTATATCATCCTTTTCACGCAATCTTGAGGAGGAGCATTTATATAAAAGGAATAGAGATACTACTAATATAAGAATAATTAGTCTTTCTACTGTTATTTTCATAAAAATTATTAATCAAATGTTAAATATTTAACCATTGCCATTTGTGCTCTGATTAGTTCCTGTTTTGCATAATTAAACAAAAATTCCCTGTTTGCAGTAGCTGTTCCGTGCTGGACAGAGTTTGCAAATTTATCTTCAAGTTTATCAATCATTTTTGCAAATGTCTGTTTTACTTCATCTACTTCTGTTAATCCAGAAGGGTTAAATTGCAATCCTACTAATTTTTCTCCGTTTGTCATTATTTTATATTTAAAAGTTTACAAATATATCTGAATGTGTTTATGTCTATTATAGTTATCTAAGTTGCTCCCCAATCTTTTAACTCTAGCTTTAGCTGTTTCACATTCATATCCTACTCTTATATCCTCTATATCAGGAACAAAATAGATTGGTGACCTATGTTTATCTTCACCAATAAGTTCGTAGTTATTTTCCATCTTTATTATTTAATGATATCATCCCAAATGGTGTCCTAAAACGAGAGTATATCCTATCCTCAGGATTTTCTCCCGGTTTAACAAATTGATTCTCAGAGTGTTCATAAATAATTTTCGAAAAGTGTTCAATATCCTTCCTATTAGTATCTACCTCTATACGCACATCTGTAGAGTGCGGAAACATATTACGTATTAACTCTATAATACGTGAGTAATCATTTCTTCTCATTCTTTACCTCCTTCTTATACTTATCTCTTACAAATAAAAAAGGCTTACCCTCGTAGGTAAGCATCTCCAAGTTGCGTGCATGACACATATTATCTAATATCCCAGAGGGCGGGAATGTACCAAAATAGTATACCCTCCATCCCTTCTCAATCATCTCATTTACTAAATGTTTGAATTTCAATTCCATACAACAAATATACACTAATTATAAGGGCAAATCCAAAAATATAGGGGAATGTTAACAAGACATTAACGTATTAGCCAAAATACGGGGAGGGCAGAGAAGAATAGGTACTTTCCTACAGAGTACCCCCTCCCCTTAAAGGTACCCCTCCTATAGATACCCCCTACCCTTTGGTTTCAAAATTTTTTGTGTGCAGAGAGTTGGGGAACAGATGTATAAAAGGTACCGGGGTGAAAGATGAAGCTGCCTGTACCCCCTACCTAAATGGCAGCAAACTCTAAAAAACTCCAGAAAAATCAAATCAAAATTATTTTACAACTAAAACAATAAAATATGATGACAGCCGAAAGGCAGGAACAAACACGTACCATCACTTTAGTTATTAATTGGTGGTATTTAGGTGAGAGGATGACACATTCGAAACAAATATCTTTTGGAGAAGCTAAAAGACTTCTTTATAAGGGGATTAGAGATTGTGCATCAGCTAAATTGATTTCCTCTAAAAGAGAGAGGTCAATTTGGGTTAATCATTAATCACCTGAGCTGAGCATCTCGTTAAACTGCTTCCTGTCCAGAACTGTGTGGTTCTGCTGATGAGTTCTAAAGAACGAAACAGGGTTCTGAAGCTAAACTGTGGTAGAAGAACTACCACATTTAGTGCAATATCAAAGAATTCCAGATTGATAAACAAATTAAAAGGCTGACATCCTACTGTCACTTAATAATTATGATTATGAAACAGACAATCTCCAGTGAGTTACAGTTGATAATTCACAACAACAAGATGAAGAAACGCAACAGGCGGATTATCAGGTGCTTGTGGGCATTTGTTATCATCTGCATTACAGTATGTGGTATATTAATCCACTCGATTGAGGGAGCTGATGAGATAGTATATTGGACAATGGTTGTACCATTTATCCTGCTTCTCACATACAGTAAGCAATTGATTATCAGTGACATTGGTGTTATTACTGAGTATGACATTAAATTACGGCAACAAATTAAAGGCTGACATCCTACTGTCATTTATTATTATGATTACTATCGTAGGACACATGTACAACATTAATGGCCGAAATGTTGTATTGTCCCAAAGGCTGATGCACACACCTGTTCGTTTCTTTACAAGAGATGAGTTCTTTAAAGAACGAGACAGACTTTGGACATCCATTCATTTCGTTCATGAATGTATTCGTGATTTGAATGGAATAATGATTGACATCTATTATATCAAACAATCAACTCAAAAGTCATGAGTACAATTATGTTTAAGGTCCCGAAGGATGAGATGTCTTATCGGGGCTTCCTTATCAAATATGGTATTGAGGTCATTCGTGACAGATTGCCTGTCAAGCGTCCTCTTATCATTGAGGGTGATGGTATTCGTATCAAACACAATGGCTGTGTATGTCGTGTGATGCATATCCATCATAAAAAGGATAAGAATTATTATATCGTTGTAATGGCAAATAAATGCTTGTCATTCAATGATTTAGTGGTCAATAACTATCCTATTCTCGATGCCATGTGTAAGGACACTGATATTGATAATTATTATAAATCTTAAAACTAGACAACATGACAAAACAACAATTTGAGAAGGGGCTGACGGTGTTCCTAATCGTAGCTGCAACGATATTCATGTGTGCTGTCGAAACACACTGGATATTTGTATTGTTAACAATTACATGCCTTGCTGGTGCAGCTGCACTTAGTAAGGATTAAAACTAGACAACATGAACAAGTTTATTGCCTATACAACCATCTGGTCTGAGGGAGTGGTTGTGGCACACGAATCAGACAAGAGGTTTGCCATTGGCCATAATGCCGTAACTGGCAATATAGTCTATGCCAACTCTTTAGCAGAACTAAAGCAGACACATTCCTTTGAACTGCTCGAAGAGTTCGAGGATGAGGGCATGGTTAAGGAGTTGGATACTGCACTTTATCCACGTATAAAACAAAATGTAGCCTAAGGAGGGCTAAACTATGAACAAAAGTAAAATCTCAAGAATTTTGCATGGTATTGCAGACAGTCTTAAGGAGATAGCTGAAGAGTTACAAAAACCTGATATTGAGCCAACTATGCGTGATGTATTTGGATATAACGCAAGAATCATCAATATTCTTTACCAATTAGATGGAAGAGTACTTGATGATACGTTGGAGCATTTTACCTCAACCTATACTATTGAGGATTTATCCAAAATCAGGAACTGTGGTGAAAAGAGCATAAAAGAGATTATTGATAAGTTATCCGAGTATAAACTCAGGCTTTCATTGCGTTAGTTAAGCCAGACTTGGAGGATGGAGTGGGTTCGAGTCCCACTCTGGCTCAAGTGGTGACAAAACACCACGATTACAGATATGAACAAGAATGCACAAGAAGCTGTGAATCAGCACGAAATGGTGGCTTTACCGAATGGTAAAGAGGCACCTGTATTGGTTGCTAATCTTAATGAGGGTATTGATTTGGTAATTGTCAGCAAGAATGTGCTGAGCTACCTGACCAAATTGTTGCCCAAAGCAAGTGTCAGGGACATTATCATGTCACACGTTGGCAACTGTAATAGCCTCAAGTACAAGGAGGGAGCAACAATTGAAGAATTCGTTGACATTCTTCGGGCCGAGTTGGAATTCCATGAGTCTATTAACATCATCAAAGAATATGTAGGTGATGTTAAACCTGCTTATGTTAGGCCCAACAAACCTACACCTGAACCCACTGTTGACGAAAACTGGAAGAAATCTTAATTATTAACCCAGCCAACTGGTCTTAACAACCTAATTGGCTACAAATCAAGGAGGTAAATTATGACAATTTATCAATTGAGTCAGTTGTCGGATGCACTCACTGTGAGTGGTTATCCACATGAGGTTTCTGAGTTTATTATTGGGTCATATCATATTGTGAAATGTTTCAGGGAAAAGATTAGTCCTGAAATCTGCAAACTTCTGGTAAATGCCCCTGATTTTGATGGGATTATGACATGGGGAGCTTTGAAAATCATAGTATTCACATATAAAGCAACTGAGCAATTCACAATTAAAGAAGGTAGTCAGCAACCTGCCAAAAGCTGACAGTTACCACTATTAGGCTAAAAATGTGGAAACAGGGAAGACGCTGAACAAACCTGTTATAAAAAAGAGAGTAAGCACAAATTGTTAACAAATGAAAGACATCATGCAAATTGGCATCATTAAGGATGCCATGGAGAAGGTTATCACCAACTCCGATGCCAGCAATGGCACAGACGGTTTAGAATTCGAATGCGTTCTCTATCGTACCCAACTGGGTTATGATAAGGAGCGTAAGGCCCTTGAAGCTGAGCTTAATGAGGCCATGCTCAAGCGTGATACTAAGAAGTACACGGAGCTTGAGGAGAAGCTCAATACCATGCCGGACGTTACTAAGTTCTTCATCTTCAAGCTGTTGAAGCCTATGGTTGGTGTCAACAGCACGCTCAAGCGTAAGTTTGGCAATAAGATGGGTACGCTTAGCATGGATGTGAACGAAATCTGGATGACTGATTTCTTCATGCAGGTCAAGGCTGCTAAGGCTGATGAGGTGAAGGATGGCAATAAGCCCAAGAAGTGGCTGGACCCTGCTACGAATAAGGAGTATCCTGTCCTCAAGATTAAGCTGGAGAAGGGCATGGTTGATATCTTTCCTCCTCGCCTCACCACATGGAATGGCAAACAGGAGGAAGTTCTGCCCAAGCGTGCTATGTGCACACTCATCAGTCTTCACTCTATGCAGGTGCTTGGACGCATCTCTGCAAGGGAAAGGGTTGATGCTGCACGGATGTACGGCTTTGACCTGAAGGACATTGCATAATACAACTGCCTGATACACAACAATCTGCAGTTCTGCAACATGAGCTGCAGATTGTTTTTATCATTAAATGCATCATATTTTTATCTGTGGTGCCCTATTTTTTTAAATGATGAATCCACCAAGCAGGGCGAGTAGGCGGTGGTTGTCTTTCATTTATTGTTAACAATAATTTCTAAATCTGAAAATTATGAACGAAGAACAAACAAAGAAACTGTTACACGGTCTGGAACTGTTGAACAGCCTCGAACCTAAGGTAGAAATGGAAATCGTCAAGGTTGACGATGATTCCTCTGCTGCAGGTCCTGATGGTGAAGAAGGCGTTACCCTGAAGATACTGACGCTCAAGCAGCCGCTTGTAGCTGAAGGCAGTATCCCCAATGACAAGGGTAAACTTCCCACTATCCGGGATATCAAGGTGTATGTGGCTGGTGATGATGTAAACCAACTGGCTCTGGGTCTCACCAAAACTGCAGATGGCCTGCGGTATCAGGGTACCCTGAAAATGGATGTATCCAAGCCCAAGTACCAGATGGTAAGAGGTCGTGCTGTCCTGACTGCTCCTGCCCGTATCTGGCTGACCAGTGAATCCTTCCGTCGTAAGGGCAGAAGGCTGGCTGCTGATAACAGGGCTAAAGTACAAACATCCATCAAACAACTCTATGAGGGTGAAGGCCCTGTAGATATGGTGAAGTGGATGGAAGAGTACGAAAAGCAGCAGAAAGCAGCCGTGGCTCCTGAGCCTACTGCAACACCTGAGCCTACTGCTACAGCAGGTGCTGGTAAGAAGAACTAAGCCCAGCAAATCATATAACCTACTATCGGTGAAATACTGGTAGTAGGTTATGTTTTTTAAAAAAGTCCCCACTGAAAGCTCTCAGATAGGTATACCGTTTTCATTTATGATTTAAGCAATAAGTGGGAGATATGATGCGGAAAGTGCCTCCGTGGAGTACGAAGGTGGGATTTTTTGTGCCAAAATGTGGTAAAAAGTGGGGAAAAGTGGGAAAATAGTGTTCTAAAACCCTTCCCCAAATGTGAGAAAGATTCGTGGAAGTATACCATCTGCCAAGTCAGATTTGGTGCAGTATATTACAATTTTAACTAAAAGCAGCCCTTTTCCTGTATAAGGGCAAACCATGTTTAATTACCTCTATATCTGTAATCAACTGAAACATGGGGATAGGTAGTATTGTATCTACTAAGGTTAGTAGTTCTTAATACGTAGGAATACGTTTTTTGGAGAATCTCTCGTGAGGAGCATATCAGAGAGGTAGGTATAGGTGCCTTCAGTAAGCACTGTTATAAAACCTATTACTTAGCCAGAGCAACCGTAATACTGGTATATTCTCTTATACTAGTAGGGTTAGGAGCTGAGAAAATTTTGTGAGAACTATCATATACCATATATAAGAGAATGTGGTATATCAGCCAAGTTATAGTAGGCCATACCCCGGCAAATTCTGCCATTGGTACATGTCTATGAATTAGAGGCTGACTAGTGATACAAATCTTATGTGAGTAGTTAGATTCACCCCTACAGGACAGCAAATCACCTGTAGCAACGGTAGATGGAGATGCTGAATGGGCACCAATAGGTTGGAAGGACCAACTGAAGGGTAACAAGTAAAGCAGGGCTGGAGGATAAGCTCTCCTTAAATGAAATCCTGCCCCATCTATACAGCTTACCTATCGTGACTGTTTCACTATTCACATAAGATTTTCAATAATGTAAACTAAAACTCCACTATATGAAGATAGGAAGCATTGTTGTCGTTCTTCCCATGAAAGAAGGCCATGTAAGACCTGAGGTTAAGTGGTTACCTGTCATGGATGAGAAAACCCCGTACATGATACGGGATATCGGATTCTGCTTTGCAAGTATGAGTCGTTACGCTGTATTTGAAGAAGGTGTAATAGGCCATAACTTATTGACAGGCACTGAACTGGGAGTACCATTATCCCAGTTGAGAGAGATATTGCCTCCGGGTGAAGTTAAACTGGAGGAAATCCTTGAAGAAGTAATGGTTGAACAGGACTAGCAATAGTCCTTTGCTATCACTGTGAGAATCAGTGACATAGAGAATAGTAGCACTCCTTATACACCTGAGATTACGTATCGAAGGGTGCGAAGTATAGGGAATACATCTGAGAAGCAGGGTGTAATTGTGCTACTATATTGGGCTTATCTCCTTGACTATCAAGGGATTAGTGCGAGCTGCATGAGGACTGCCTTAAACCCACAACAAATAGGTTTAGCTAACCTATGAAATGTGGTATGGTCCTCCGAGACTATGGGATAATTCCCGGAGGTTGTGTTATATGATTGTGTGTTGAACGACCTCTGATGATAGTGGGAGCTGGCCTTTGTGGGTTGGCTCTCTTTATTTGTGTTCACTAAAACCCCATATATATGGAACAAGTACAGTTTAAACACGAAGAAAAGACGCTCACAGCGAGCCTGTCTCTCCCCGATGATGCCGTCAAAGAAATCAAGCCTGAAGTCTTTGAAGCTGCAGAAACAGGTAACAAATCCAAGGCTCTGGAACATCTGTACAACAAGTACAAAGATGACCCTACACGCCTGATGTTATCCTGCTTTATGCTGGGTGACCTGATTTCACAGGCCAAAAACCCTCTTGCCGAGCTGATGGCAAAGCTGGGTGGCTAATCCCTCGTTCATTACTATAAAGCAGTGATGATGGAGGGTTAGTGAGTAGGACTAGTTTCCCGAACAATATGCCCTAAACAGGTGAGTTTGGTGAGGTGGACATATTTGTCCTCATGGAGGGTCCGTTAAGCCCTCTACTAGTCCTTTTCTATGTATTCATTAACCCCAAAATAAGTCACATGAAACAGTTGCTGTTTATGGCTGCTACAATTATGCCTACTGAAGACATTATCGAGAAACTCGAAGATGCCCTGAAGGAGTATAAGGTAGCACCTACTGATGAAAACAAAAGGGCCGTGGAGATGTTCTCCTTCATGCTCATGATTAACCTCGAAAACGGAGGTTCTATCAAGAAAATGACTGAGATGCTGCAGGAAGTGGAGAAAGTAGATAAGGCCAAGAATTTGCTCACCCCAATGCTTAGCTAATGCCCAGAGCAGTAGCCTACAGGGTAATCTCACATAATCCCTTTACTGTACTGTATATCCATGCAGATGGAAGACAGAGAACAGTAAAGTATTCAGTCCCACTCCTCCCTAAGGAGATAGAGGCAGAGGCAGATTATGTGTTTGAGAATCAATTAGGTATGTCCGTAAGGGCATATAGTGATGAGCTGGTTCTTATGGAGGGAGAAAGGATTCTCCTTCACCTGCCAAAAGTTTAACCAAGGATACCTCAGAAATGGGGTATCCTTTTAATTAACTGCAATGAAAAAGATACTCGAAATACTGCTTGTGTTCCTTATCTGTATAATTATATATGACAGAAAGGATGCACATACCTGCAGATGGAAGTTGTGCCCATACAAGGGTATATATCATAACCAATGGTCTGAGAGAGTAACAGAGTACGTGGGTGATATAGGAACAGACGCTTGGCATTTGGATATGTTACATCTGCAATATCCTAAGAAAGAATACGAAGAACTAGAACAATTACTAGATAATCACTAAAACCCCCAATCACATGGCAACGAATTTCATTAAACACAGGGACAGACATGATATCATCATGCAGAGACTGGACCTCATCGAGACACAGTATGAGAAACTTCCTCCGGGAATTTACAGCTCGTATGATATAAGTGTCCCCTTCCAGCCTACTGCAATATCGTTATCTCCTGTCACATTAAAGGAAGACCTCATCAAATTCAAGACGGGTGCTATTAGTACTGTCATTGATAAGTGTACCCACTTTTTCTCACCCAATGTTACTGCTATGTATAAGCAGATGGGTGTGGCACATAAGATGGGTATTCTGATGTATGGCCCTCCGGGCACGGGTAAAACCTGCACAGTTCAGCTCATTATGAGTGAACTTGTACGTGATTTCAATGCTGTGTGTATTGATTTCACAGGCGATAATGCTGACTGGATAAGGCTGGTATGTCACAAAATCCGGGACGTTCAGGATAACCCGATTGTTATCTTTCTGGATGAGGCTGAGAACTCTTTTCGTGGTAATGAGGAAAAGTTTCTGGCCTTTCTGGACGGCACTGAATCCATTGAAAGGAGCATTTTCATTGGATGCACCAACTTCTTCAACAAAATTCCCAAGCGTATACGGGAAAGAAGAAGTCGTATCAAACTAACCATTGAAATCAAGGCCCTGCCTATTGAGGTATATAAGGACTATATCCACTCAAAGATGCCCCATATCACGGACAGGGAACTGAGCAAGTTTGCTTATCTGGCTGAAGAGAACGCTCTCACTATTGATGAACTCAAGCACGCAGTAATTGACCACTGTATTGATTGCGTGCCTGTTGATAAGGCCATCAAAACAGTGAAAGAGTACTCCAAGCAGGATAACTGGAGCAACGAAGACGATTATTAACAGGAAGGGTGGGAAACCACCCCTCCTTTAAAACAATTTTATGAACGCTTGGGAAAAAGTAAGGAAAAAGAAGGGTAAACTTCAAGGTAAACTTACAGATGAACTAATGAAGGATATCTTTATTACGTCATGTGATAAGTGGAGTCCCTCGAAGGTTGAGGTAACCCGTCTCAAAATAAAAAAGAAATAAATGGCATCATATACTGAAACCACTACCCAACGGGTGGTATACGATAAGACAGATATCCTTAGCTGGGCTAAGACATTTGCAGCACGCCAGATGGGAATAGATACTGCAAATCTTAAGGACGAGGATATCATAATCAGTAACGAGGATATCACAATCACAGTAACATGTGTGAGAGAATCGTCCTCAAAAAAGGATGAAGAATGAAAACCCTTGTAATTTATCCGGGTTCAAATGTAAAGACAGATTCTCCCTTTTACATCTTTGACCCAGAAACAGGTGATTGTCTTGCAAGTCATTTCTGTAGTAGCTCAGGCTATGCAAAAGGTGATTTGCACGATAATCGTCCTGAACGCCTCGCAGAATGGGAGAAAGAATTTGGCCAGAAGACTGAAGCCAAGTTCATAGATGAAACATCCTATAACTGGGATGAAATCTATCAGAAAAATCAGTCCCTTAAACCACAAAAAGAATCAGCATGAAACTGAGCGTCGCACTGGGACTCCGTGAGAAACTGGAGAAATCCCACAAAAACATGGTAGACGATATGTCCGCCAAGTTCAAAAACAAACAAGGTCTCTTTATGGGCGTAAGGAAGACCTTTGAAGCTAAGCCCGACCACCCTGACCAGCCTGAAAAGCGTCAGTTCCAGAATGTATCCTCTACTGTTGATGAGCAGATTCAGTGGCTCACGAAGCACAGTGAGGATTATCTCACCACAGTGTTGTCTATCGAAAAGACCAATGCACAGAATGTATGTGCAGAACTGGTCGTTGACGGACAAAGCTGGGGTAAGTATACCACACTGGAATTGCTCCGTCTGAAGGGTATTATGGATGGCAAACTCCGGGATATGGTACAAAACCTGCCCATCCGTCCTGAGACAGTAATCTGGAACAAGACACAGGACCCTGTATTCTCAGGCAGGGAGATTTATGAGGCACCCATTGAGAAGGGTGAAACGAAGACTACCCTGAAGAGGACAGTCATCGTTGAGGACCCTCATATCAAGGACAGCCCCAATCGTCCTCCTGTAACACAAAACATTGATACTCCGGTAGTTACGGGTTCCTACACAACCCAAGACTTCTCCGGTGCTATCACCAACCGTGAGCGTGCTGAGATGGAGGTGCGTTATGATAAGCTGTATAAGGCTATCATTGCAGCTCTGGAGGAGGCAAACGGTGCCGAGGTGGAGCAATCTGATTTGGGAAAGAAATTCCTGAATTATGTGTTCTGATTTTGAGTAGCGGTAGGGGGAGCAATCTCCCTACCTTTTTTAACTTCATAGTAATATGAAGAGAGGTATAGCCTCGTTAAATTAGGTAAATGAAGACGTATGTAGGAAATCTTATAAAGAGAGATGTCCAGCGTATATCATTGGCATCTAAGAAGAAGACAATCTTTGGATTGGGTGGTCCCTCTATCAATGAGTATATTAAGGTGCTCAAAGAATTGGGATATAAGGATATTATTCTATTTGAGAATGACTATGAGGTTTTTAAGAAACAAAAGAAACAGAAACCTCAGTGTGTGTTGTTGTTTGATGATATACTAAATCATCTAGGTGAGGATGGGTTTTACGATTTTGATTTTTGCTCCACGATAAAGAAAGTAGAACCGTGGATGCCCCAAATAGTTGCTACTCCTAAGTACTCCTTAGCATTTTCTCTAAGAGGAACAGGATATAATGGCACTATCTCAACATTTAAAAAATATTCTGAGGCAAAGTATATATCATACCATGATACCTCAGCAATGATAACTTTTTTCTCATAACCCTTATTAGTTAACTAAAACTCAAGAACATGTCAAACAAGACAATCGTTTTCTACACTCCCAAGGAAGTACGGGAGTTGAAGAATCTTAAGCGTACGACCAGACGTGGAGCAGAACGCAATGCTGCTATTGAAGCGTGGGCCAAAGCCCATGGTCGTAAAACAACAGGCGTATATGCAAAAGTGTGCTCCCTCAAGGTAGGGAAGACATACACCCGGAAGAAGCCTGTGGTTTCGGTAAAAGATACTCAATCGTTTGTGGGTGGAACAACCTTCCGTATTCCCATCAAGTCGATTGCTGTTGTTGATAACCATCTGGTAATCACGACGTAAGATATGGCCGTATATAGATGGCCGTTGCTCATAGCTTCAGCATCAGCACCTACTGACGGATGTTAGCATTAGTCGTAGTGTCGAGAGCAAAGCATGAGTATAAGTATGATGGTCGAAAGCCAGAGTTTAGTAATAATTACTGAGGGGGGTTCGATTCCCCTCCTCCGCTCTGCACAATTGGTGGTTTTGGTTCGTGGACCCTTGTTTCCACAGGGGTTCACATAAGCGGAGGTAGGATAGTGGTCATCCAAGTAATTAGAGCTTCAGCGTAAAACACTCTGAACGTGAGTAGCCACAAAAGGGGCCCAGTTTATAAGGATATTGAAGACTGGGCTCCTCTTTTAAATTAAAACCCTAGCATCATTACTTACGAAACTATTTTTAAGAAATCAAAGGGCTTTACCATTCCGTGCAGAAATGCGGATATACCGGCTTAGCAAATATCACCCGTCAGGATATGTTTCGTAGGTTCGAATCCTACTCTGCACACTATTATTAACCATAAAGCTCACTTATGAGACCAACACAAGAGGAACTCTTTGAGTTCGTACAGAACGTAATTGGTATATTTGACACACCTGCTGCAAGACAGCAAATAAGGGGTAATATGGCCAATGAGTTACGCAAGCAAGCAAGGGATATATATTCCCGTATGAAGTCCTATCCTGATTTGAAGGAAAGATATATTATTCGTAACCAGAATGGCAACTATCTGTGTGACGATGATGGAAGGTGGTACTTTGAGCACGAAAGAATTCTTGCAACTGAATTCAGATATGAGGATATACAACCTTATATATCCGCACATCTTCCCAAGAATGACTCCTATGAGATAATCAAAGTCATTACTAAAAGGTAAAATTTTTTCATAAGGCAAGCAATCGTTAGTACGGAGCTGGGTTTCTACCCGGCTCCCTTTTTAACTTTAAAATCATTTTTATGAAGACACAAGAAACTTGGTTAACAATACATTTCTATAAAGGCAAAGCAGAGGTTGAAATGACAATTAACTACCAAACAAAGACATTCAGTGTGACCCATGGAAGTAATAATAACAATATCACATTCAATGGGAAGGCCCCTGACTTTAAGGTACATGAAGACAGACTGAAATGTGTTGCTGCAGCATTAGCATTTGCCAAAAAGGAACTGGAATAATAAAATACTCTCTTATGGATAATACCAAATGCTATAAGCACGAAATGAAGGGAATGTGTTGCTGTACATGCAGGCACCAAATTCCTATCAATAAACATCCCCTTAATAAGGATTTAGGGAGAGGACGTATATCTGAGAGGATGGGTTATGCATGTATGGTACCCAAAGCCATAGAGTCAAACTTCATAACATTCTTTGATGGTGAGCATGGAATGTGTGAACTTTGGGAGCAAAAATCCAGTTAACAATACTTTAACTTTTTCATATAAACCCTTTTTACTAATTTTGAAAAAACTCGAAATGGCAAAGATTAATTTCACACCGGAACATTCGGCACGCCTTAAGGAGCTTGCTGTAAAAGCCCTTTTTGATGGTGAGACATTCAAACCTACTGGTATTGGTGTCAACGAGCAAACCATCTACGACCTCATCCATAATGTATCTCTGGATACTCTTACCAAGTATCACGCAAGTCTGAAGAAACAGGCTTCGGAGATTGAGAACATGGATGAGTGGAACCTGACTGATTACCAGCAAAGGAAAGCTGCATCCCTGAAGAAGACACAGGAACTGGTAAACCTCATCATCGGCTACCGTCGTAGCGAGATTGAGAAAGCAGCAGAGAAGAAAGCACTGCAGGAAAAGCTGAACCTGTACAAGCAACTGAAGGAAGAAGCCAAGACTCCTGAAGAACGCATGAAGGAGCTGGAAGCTGAAATCATCGCTGCAGGTGGTACCCTGTAACAAAGATATAGGACACTTACAATACCTACTTTAGTAAATTAGCTCACTCGGTAGAGCAATTGTCTTCAGAACAATGGGTAGCTGGTTCAATTCCAGCATTTACGTTAAAGTGTCCTTACCTAGGGGGGAAAGAGAAAGTGGCAATTGTCACTTATAATAACTTTTAAATTTAAATTTCAATTCATATCTGAAAGTTAAGTGGTTCGATTCCACTCCCCCCTACTATAGCTACTTACAAAACCACAACAAATACATAGGTTCGAATCCTATATTTTCCGCCATAAGTTGGAAAGTTAGCCGAGTGGTTAGGCACATGACTTGTAATCATGCAAACACAAGTAGCTTTTAATGTTAGAGCACCCTGTCCTTTCTAGGATGGGGTGCCTTCTAATATAAGTTCTTTAAAATACTGGTTATGAAAGTTGATAAACAAGAAAGAAGGTACAAGGACTTTATTCTTTGTAAAGAGAGGTATTGGGAAATAAATAAACTTCGTAGGGAAATGTCAGCCGTACCTCTGAAAGAGCCATATCAGAGAGGATGGATACTCTATTTGGATTTGAGGGATGATATTAAGAGAAGAAGAGATTATCCATCTATAAGAAGGGCATTTGATTTGGCTGCAGTTGAGGCAAGAACAAGAGATGTAAAGCTCGTAAAGAAGGTTCGTTCTAATAAGGGCTATTTGCCTTTTTGTAGGAGTTTGGATGTAAAGAAGAGTGACTTTTATCAGTTTCCACAGTTGGTCAAGATACGTAAGTCTCAATATGAGACTCTTTTGCCATCAGAAAAGAAATGGTATGAGTTAGCTCCCTTTGAGGAAAAGTGGGCATCATTTCGTGGTAGCTACTACCAACTTAATATTCCTCTGTATTGGATAGAGGTAAAGGTTAAGCCGAACATTATTACTCATGCCTATGCTCTTAATCCTGTCTTGGAGAAAGAATTGGCAGAACTGAAGAAGAAACTTGATGTATACTGGATAGAATTTGGTGTTGATTATGGCTCCTCTTATCCTGCATATAAGGATAGGGCAATTATGAGGGCCAAAATCCAGAAATTCAAGAGAGGTGAGATTGAGGATATAACCATTGAAAAAATCCCTAAAGAATACGATTACTAAAAACAAACAATTATGAGGTACCCAATCATTTCGACAAACGATGGCCGTAAATGGGAAACCGTTGATATGGCAGAGACATGGGAAAAACATGAAGGTTACCGTGCAGCAAATCCCAACAAATCATTTCATATAATTCCTGCATAAGGAAACACGGGGGAGTAAACAAATAGTAGCGTTGCTACTTACAAACACTCTAAAATTGGTATAAATTCAAAATCTGAAACTTTGAACAAGTTGGTTCGATTCCAACACTCCCCCCAATAAGTCACTTACAATAAAAACCTGAGGGTATTTCCCTCGCCTACTTTTTATGTTGGAACAAAGTGACTTATCTTATTCTGATAAATAGGAGAATGCTGCCTGAAACAAGCAGTCATCCACAAGAGTACTTAGGGACTAAGTGGATTCGTCTAATAAGGATACCTATCTCAGAATTCCTATTGTAAACCCATATTACAATGAATATTGAACAAGTGAAGGAGTTGACTTCCCATATCTCCTTTGAAATCTTTGGGAAAAAACTATATTTAACTGTCGAAAAAGACAAGAAGTATGGAAAAAGAGTATATTTGCAGGTATACTACCATGCTCCGTGTACTAAGACAGGTGAAATAGATGCATGGAAGGGAGGAAAGCACTATCTGAGTGAGCATATGACTGAAGATGAGATAGTTAAGAGGGCATATGTTGCCTTTGAAGCTGCTGTCAAGCATGAAATTATGGAAAACTTCAAGTTTGATGGTGTGATTGTCTTCAATCCACGTGTAAACTTCAGAAAACTGTTGGAAGTATCTCCTCACGAAGTGAGAAGAGAATCCATCCAAAACTTTGATGTTTAAGAATTTAGGATACTTACAATACCTTTAATCTAACACAAATTGCTCTGCGAAGAGCAGTTATTTTTGGTATAACCAGAGTGGGTTTGACTCCCACATTTGTAATAAGATAAGTATCCTTAAATTCCCGGATTGGTTGGTGACAACTATCCGGGAGCAATGTCACTACAAAGGAGCATTATGGTCGATGGTAGCTAACTATAGTAGGCTACCATCAACAATAGATAAGACATGTCTACTCTATTGTACATACAGATACTCCCTTAACCACTACGATATATGACATGTGTATAGTGGTTAGGTGACATTTATTCCAGAGTGGTAGTGATACCTATCTGGAATCTATGAGCTACTTACAATAACTAATTCACTAATATGGGGTTTTAGTTCAAGTAGCTCTATTCGGGGCGATGGTACAAGTGGCAGTGCCACTTACAAACAATTTTATAAAAACACAATCTGTAAAATTGCAAGTTTTAGGAGTGGTTCGATTCCCTCCCGCCCCACTTTTTTAACTTTTTATTTATAAATTATGGAACAAGTAAAATTTTCTGACATCCCCATACTAAGCTGGGGAAATGAGATAACCATAAAAGGTATAATTATGGAGGACAATTCACAATGTTCACATATTGTACTTCTACCAATGGAGAAACAGTCTGAATCTTATAAAATTATTACTCCCAGTAGTGAAGAATGGTACGACCTTCAGGACCAAATAGACAAATGTAATGTTATGTCAGACTTAGAGAAGGGAAAGATTTTGAGAAAGAGTCAAAGAATACTTGACCAGAGAATATGCTGGAAAGTTTATCGTAGAGATAAATTTAAGTGCAGGTATTGTGGAATAAATAATGTACCTTTGACCGTAGACCACATTATTACTTGGGAAGCAGGAGGAGCAACACATGAAGATAACCTTCTTTCTTCCTGTAGAAAATGTAATAAGAAGAGAGGAAATCTCGAGTATGGATTATGGTTGCAGCACTCTTATTATATTAAGAAGTCCGAGTTCCTTTCAGATAAAGAGAGAAAGGCAAACGAAGATATTGTTTTGAAACTAAAATCATTACCAAAAGCTTCTGTAATAAGAAGCAGGTAATAAACATAGGGGAGTTATGGTTAGTAGCGTTATTTCCATAAGGTTTGGATTTGCTACTTATAATAAATTTTACATTGGTCACAAAACCAATTCTTGCCTTATAAGCAAGCTCCCCTGCTAAGTAAACCCGATTTTTAAACCCTTAGGACACTTACAATCAAGACCGCTGGTAATCCAGCACCAAACTTGTAAATTGGAGAAAAGTGTCCTCAAAATCACTTTTATGTTAAAAGTAGAAATGACAAAAAAGTCAGCTAACCCTTTCTATGGGTTGAGAAGCTGCTTGGAGCTGTATCAGTCGGCTTCAAAGGGTAGTATTCCCGGAGGTTTACTGGATAAATGCTGGGCTGAGGTCCAGAATGATAAGGAGAAAAGAGAGATGTTCTTCTCTCTTCTGTTCTCTTTTGGTGACATTACTGCCAGACAACACAATCTCTTCAGAAAGAAGAAGGTTGACAGTGGTGGTAACTCACAGAGAGAGGTATTCTTTGACATTATCCAGTGGCTGAAGAGTAAGAACTACCCACAATTTAAGAAGTTTCTCTTTGCATCACTCTTTAATGAGTACACATGCTTTGATACACTTCTGCGTAACAGGGTACAAACCCAGAAGAAGAAGGCCAAGGTGCTGAAGGTATTCAATGCCCTCATCGGTACGGAAGAGTATCTGAATGATTTGGCTACATTTGTAGCAGGGGTTATTCAGGGAAAGAATCCTGCTGATAAGTACTTCATTGCCAAGTTCTTATCACGCCCTCGTATGAGCAAACGCAAGAATCACAAGCGTATGCTGAACGAAACAAGGGAAGTGATGAAGGCAAGGGAGAAGTTCCTTATCCGTGTATGTGATAAGGCAGGTTTTGATTACTTCAACAAAGGAAGCCATTATGAGTTTTCGGGCTACATTGAGTGGAAGAAGAAGTACAACGACACAATGGAGAGCGTTCTGTTTTCCTCAAGAAGGATTACAGAATTTGATGAGGTGCAGTTTAAGGAGTGGCTGAATAAGCTTCCTTCTGGTGCACGCTATCGTGTACGTCGTCGTATTCTGGATGCCAACGATAAGCTCAGAAGCAAGTGGCCCAACCTTGGTAAATGGTTCCTTGAGTGGGAGAAGTTCAAGGATACCAAGCAGGCCGAGGTAAGAGTACTGGAGGAGAAAATCCGTCAAGGTATGGGTACTCAGGATGATGAGGTAAAGCTGAAAGAAGTTAAGAAGGAGGCCAAGGTAACAGTTGGTGCCACTAACTTCGACCAGATGTTTACTGAAATCGTAGCTGGTACTATTGATAAGGTAAAGGTTCAGCCTTTCCTTGACAAGGTAAACCTGCCCTACAACACGCTGGTGTTTGTAGATGACAGTGGCTCAATGCGTGGTAGCCGTCATAATGGCATTACTGCCTTCGACTTTGCTACCTTCATGGCAACTATCTGTCTGATGAAGAACCCGGATGATGTAGGAAGAAGCCTGTTGGGTTTCTACTCAAGCCGTGCAACTCTGTACTCAACGATGGTATCAAGAGCATCAACTCCGAATACTATCCTGCGTGCAAAGGCCACTCCCATCAATGAGCCCCTCATCAAGCCTGAGGAGCATTTCCTTGATAATCTGAAGAGAATCAGGGAGTTTGCTCATTCTGTGATGACGAGCAATGGTACAAACATCTCTGCAATCCCACGTTTCCTGCATCAGCAATTAAGTGGTGACCCAACAATGTTGGAGCAACTGCAGAACTTCCCTGTTTGGACTATCATCTCTGATGGTAACTGGAACAGTGGCCCAAGTGCCGAGGCTTCTATCAATATGTTTATGAAGGAATGTGAAAACTTCTTTGGTTTCCGTCCCTTTATAATTGCTATTGATGTAGCATCCACTTCATCTGCCAATGTAAGCCGTTTCCAAGGTATAGACAACTTTATGTTTATTCCTCCGAATCCGGCCCAGATTGAGCAGTTGCTGACGAACTTCAGGGATATGGATGTAATGGATGTGTATTTTCCTTTGGAAGCTTTATTCAGGTCAAATAGATATACTCCTGTTAGAGATGCAACAGTTTAGGTATCAATATTTTAAAGTTACTCGTCTTTCCTAAAAATAAATTTGGAAAAACGAGTAACTTTTTCAGCTTTGCGTTCGTGCTGCATTTTGAAA